CATGCCGCCAACCGTGCCGACTCTGCCGACCGTGCCGACTCTGCCGACCATGCCGCCAACCGTGCCGACTCTGCCGACCGTGCCGACTCTGCCGACACTGCCGCCAACCGTGCCGACTCTGCCGACACTGCCGCCAACCGTGCCGACTCTGCCGACCGTGCCGACTCTGCCGACCATGCCGCCAACCGTGCCGACTCTGCCGACCGTGCCGACCGTGCCGACCATGCCGCCAACCGTGCCGACCATGCCGACACTGCCGACCGTGCCGACTCTGCCGCCAACCGTGCCGACTCTGCCGACTCAACATCAACTATGGGGGGCAATTCCCGTAGTTTTTTAGCCTCTTCTGGTAACTTTACAAACTCAAAAGCAACTGCAGCGAATTGCCGTACTGCAAAATCCGCACAAATATACGCCCGCTTTTGTATTTTATTATCGTTAACAGTTCCAATCAATTTCGATAATAGTGGTTTTATCCACTTATCACGTTCAGCATTGTTTGGTAGATTGTCATTCCAAACCCTGCAAAAAGATGCAATTACCGGACATACACAGGAAGGATGGTCTGAATATGGCTCATTTGCAATATAAGATGCAGCTTCCATAACACACATACCGTCTTCAATAGATTTGTGGCTGCCTTTCGAAAGAGTGATTTCTTCTATTTTTATCATTTTTAAACTCCGCTAGTTTTGAATAGATCTAGCAACTATTAGAAGTTGAGCTGTGATCAGTTTATATTCGTCAATTGCAACAAGTGCAACTTCTATCACTTCCCATAACTGTACTGCCCAGTCTGATCCTGTTTGCCCTCGCGTATATCCTGACTTTCCTGTAACAGTTTGAAGAATCTGAACAGTACCTTCCGGAGAAATTGACAATAATGTATATTTGTCAACTACATTTTTTCTTGATCCTGATTTGTCACACACAAGGTATAGGCCAGGAGTATGACCGGCAAGATTTTTAAGGCAAAATTCTCCAATGAGAGAATATCCATTATTTTTAGTTTTATCTATCGCCGTAATAGATTTTGCCCATCCACCATTATAAAAACTGGCCCCCGCTTCATTTCCAAGATTGATAGTGTAAATAGGATTATTCATTTACAAATCCTCCATTCGGATTAGCGAGTAAACACTCACAACCAACTATCACCCCAGCGTCATCTCTTACAAGCTGTCCTGGACTATAAACGTCATGGCGCCCTAATCTCCATGCTGCCTCAGCGACCATCGCTGACGTTATATACATACTCTTTCCGTCATATTCAGGTAATCCTTCAATTTCCCCGAACGATGCACTTTTTACTGGAATTCCCAATACTTGTCCTGTAAATTTATATTGAACAAATAACCGAGCAACCCCAATGGAGGGGAATGACTTGATGTCGTAACCCGGCTCAACTATGTTAATTACGTGCGGTGTTAGATTCTTGATCATTTTTTATCTTTCTGGCAGTTTATGGATAACTGCCAACCATTATTTGAAGTTAAGCTGCGACAAACTCACCTTCTAGAACCGGAATCGTATCTATGATATGAGCATGTACGCGGTTCGCCGTAACCCTCGGCAATGTCGCTGTAACAATCTCAAATCCAGAAGTCCAATCACCAGCTTGACGCTGAAGGGTAGTACCTTCAGAGCGATTGAGGTTATGAGTGGCAACACGAGTAAAAGCGTTCAAAAGGTGCCATTCACTCTGGCCTGGCTCTTCAAGATACGCTGCCCAAATTTGATCGAAGTAACGAGCGGAAACTCCCATAGCTCGCATTCGATTGCGCAATACTTCCTGTGGGTCCTGAGTATCACCGATAGCTCTTGTATTTGCCATTAGACGAGCCTTTTCACTGAGGTTGGCAAATTCACGTACTGCGAAGTTTACACCTTCTTGTAGCCATTCAAGTTGCTGCTCTACCGTTCCGCCTGATTCCCCTTTTCCCCATCGGAACTGTGAGCCCTTCTTTTGCATACCATTGAGGCATACAAGCCGCTGAGTATAAAGATCGAGGTTGATATGGCCCCCATAGTTCTGGGTGAGTTCTACGCCAAAAGACATAACATCCCCCAGCGCTGGCGTGATTATTTCTTGGTGGTTCGGGACCAAGAATCGAGCGCTTAGTCCTTCATTCGTGACATTGGCATACTTTACTTCAATATCGGAATACCGAGAGTCTAGAAGTTGAAAAACCCGCTCTGTTGTCTGATCGTAAGGTAAAAGATCACGACGGCCAGGTAGGATAGACACAACTTTTGCGCCTTCGCGGACAAGAGTGTAGGTATCATCCTTACGTTTAGATGTTAGCGCTTGATTCGTGATACGCTCATTAATGACCGATGCACGAAGAGGAGTTGGCAATTTTGACACAAACTCCGGTGGGAATATGGCGCTGAGAGATAGGTTTGTCAGAGCTTCATTTGTGGCGATTCCTGCACTAACTGGGGCAAGAATCCCGTCTTCACCGGTTTCCTGTACGGTGAACCTGAGAAAATCATCAGAGACAGGTTCTACCTGCAAATCACGAATGTGGGTTTTGATAGCAATTGGTTGGGGCCAGTTAGACCAAAGACGATCCTCTGGAATTGGGCTGAATTCGAATGGTGCTACTGTTAATTCTGTCGTTGCGGTGGTCATTTTATGTTTCCTTCGTAAGTGTTATTTCTACCGTTATTATACTACAGATATTATTAAAATACTAGTGTTTTTAACAATTTTCTATAATTATTTTTGTGGTTAATTTTCGTAGACAATTTCCCAGTCATATAGCAAGTTGTTTTTATAGGTAATTCTTCCAGATGTGTTTCGTGGAATACACTCTACATCTACCCACCCATAACCTCGTTTTGAAAATCCTATAATTTTACCTACAATACTTCTGTCCATTGGTCGCCGTACAACCAATCCAATTTGCATTAATTGCATATATCTAGATAGTCTCATCTCTGTGCATGGTGCCATATCACCTACATCTATTTTTATTGTTGCCATTTTATTTACCCCATGCCATTCTAAGATTCCTGCGGTCTGCATATTCAGAAGCTTGTTTTAGAGTCATTCCACCAGTGACATAAACACCATCACGAATATCTTTAACTCCATAATTGCCGTTGGTAAATCTGATAACTACAAAACAATTCATATTTTAACCTCCTTATAATTCTGACTTCCCGGTCCAGTTCCGGCTGCGTATCGAATCGTTTGATTAACACGAGTCATTACGTCTGATAGTGTATATGGCCCTCCGCATCCTACTAAAGAACCGCTGGTGAACTCTCGGTAATCGTACAGGTTATTGACTACACGGTGCCAAATTTCAATACGATATTTAGACCCGCGAGTCTCATAGGCTTTTATGAGAGTGTCTTCAGGATTAGTGTGCTCATTAATTGTCACGACAATACACTCCCTTCAAAAACATATTGTTGGGTAATCTATGTGCTTTGTTTTTCATCTCAGCAAGTACAAGACATCCTACTATTTGCCCTTGTGTCAAAGTGGGATTGTTGGCGATAAGTGCATCAACACTCATGGGAATTTTATCGTTTAACTGCAACAAAATATGATCTATTGCTTCATTTTGTGTCATACTGTACCTCGTTTATTTCTAAGGTTATTATACCGTAGATTGAGTTAGTTGTCAACAGTTTTTGTTAATTTTAGATAAATTATTTTAACATTATCTAAGTTAAATCTCTGATTACTTCCGAACACATGGCGGCTATTGCATGACTGTTAGTGTCCAAAGATGGGACTGGAAAACTATTGTGAGTGTTGAGCGCTGTTACGGCAAGTCTTAAATGAAATAGAAGTATTTGAGTATTGTCTTGTCCTTCTTTTACAGTTGTTACCCTATCACGAGCGCCTATAAAGTACTGTTCCCATTCTTTATATCGGCCCTGCTCTGCCTCGCTGAATAGATTGTTGAGCACGTTCTGCGCTGTGGTTAGTTCTTGATCTTCTGTTGGTGTAAACTTGATTTTGTGATTCATTCTTTTATCCTTACTTAAAATAGTATGTATCAGATACACACTTGTTGGTTTCCAATAATTGACTTCGTAGTTCAGAAGGAATCAACAATATTGTTTTAATAAAATCATTGTTGATTGTGATATTGTTTGATGTCTGATTTCTACGAAATTCCATACTTCGCCATGCAAAACCACAATCTCTTCCATCAGATTTTCCATATATTGTCATATCAGCCTTGAAGTTTTGAAAGTCGCTGATTGTGTAGTGGTTTTGTGACAACCAGCTAGAGTCAAGGATTATATTATCAATATCTAATTGGTTGCTTTGGATGTCTCTAAATATTGCATTGAAAATATTTGTGTTTGTCGGGTTTTTGTTAAAACCTAGATGATAAGAGAACTCGTATACTGGAATAGGTTTCGGTGTTTTTACCTTGGGTGTTCTTGGTGTTGACTGTATGAGTTGAAGGATATACGAGAGTTTGCGCTGCGCTTCAATCATAAGCAATCCCTTATAAACTTCAGGCAGTTCGTCGCCCGACTTCTTCAGATTACAAGGTTGACAAGCAAGAGTTAGATTTAGTAGGTCGTCAGTACCGCCTGTACACTGAGGATGTATATGTTCAATCTGATCAGCGCCCTCCCTGCCACAATACTGGCAGCGGCCTTTGTACGCCTTGATTATAGATGCTCTTAATTTTTGTTCCATTGTAGGTATACTATACCATAAATAACGTTAAAAATCAACAGTTTGTTATAAATTATTTTTAAGGGTAAAAATTAAATGTGGGTTAGTGTATAAACTTAGAATATTTCTTTATTCCAAAGTATGTAAAGAGTTACTCTGCAATTAAGAGTAAAAAGCTCATAATCGCGTTGTAACGCGTTTTAAGACCTATGATAGTGTGTAGGGCACTATATGACCGACTGAGCGATAGAACAGGAGAGATGGCCACATGTATTGAAGAATGGTTACTCTGACTGTTTTTCTTTCCACTCTAATTTGTTGGCCAGTTTGAACAAATCTGTTGAAGTGAGATTGGTGATTAACTTACCTAGAGATCCATTTATTGATGGAATATGTCTAGAGAACAATATGAGTTGGTAGTCGTAAGGATTTTTACCGTAAATTTTGTTGTTGTTTATTATTACAGGTATTAAATATTCATGTTTGTTATTCTCAAAATATTTCAATATTGTTGCGATATTGTAAAGATAAGAAGTTGTTGGACCGGTTCCAGATTTAGAACATATACAATCAATTATGAATGAATAATTATAGTTATAATTAGAACATTTAGATTCTATATATTCTAAAACATAAAACTGTCTATGTTTATTTGTTGCGTTTCTATATTCTCTGTTTTCTTGTGTTAATGATCGACTAACTTTATAATAATCTGAATGTTCATATATTGTAAAATTTCCATTTATTAAAATTTGGTTTATGTCATCAATTAATATTTTTGCTGTTTTTCTCACTTAATTATTCTTTCTCAAATGGTCTGAAAAGATCTTTTAGGATATCTGGAGTTTCTTCCGATGGTCTATCATTAAACAATTCTTTTACAATGTCGGTCGTAGAAGTAGGAGTTATAGGTGTTGTTTCGTGTCGAAGTTTTATTCTAAGTTCTTGTTGTTTGATTACACTGAGGGTTGATGGTTTTGGCAATTGTTGATTTTTAATCTTCAGATTGTCGCTAAGATTTTTATTAATAAGTGTTTTTGGTCTGTACTGTTTGTAATTATATGTTTTTATTTTATGAGGTTGTAAGTGAGTTTCATTTAAGCATTCGATTAGGGGTAGGTCTGAATCTATTGGTACATTTCCATTATCGAATGTTAATTGATTCCATGTCGAAGGAATAAACGGTCTTTCAATATCCGGTACAACAATTAAGGTATAGGTTTGTTTTTTGTCTCTGGCTCGAAGATGATGGTAGTCAGTAAGAAAAACATAAATTCCCATACGTTTAATTATTGGTTGATCAAGATAGTTGAGAATTTTAACAAGATAGTGAAGGTATGTTTTACCAACAGTAGGTGGCCTGTAATTTATTTTAACAGCCGTTAGGTTATTCGATGATGGTGTCGATCTAATAGGCTCGGCATAAAACCCTGGAAGTATTACCCCAGTGGTGTTATGTTTACTGTTAATATTAGACATCTCTAGTGATGGTTCTGGTTGAATAGAAGGTGTTGGTGTTTTTAACAAGAGTAGGTTAACAGACATTTCTGTTACAGGATATTGAAAACACTGTTCGGGTTTTTCAAGAATTGATAAATATTCCTGTGCTCTTTTAAAGGCATATGGTGCCCTAAGAAGGTGATATATATATGAATTGTTTATTTCATCCAATGAATTATTGAATGTTGGAGTATCGGCAGGAGTATATTGGTAAAACGAATCTGTGTGAATAACAAATTCATTATCACTATTGTTATCATCTGTACTTGGTGGTTGTTTTAATTTTGGCATGGAGTATAACCTTTGGATTTGTGACACTATTATAATGAGTGATTCAAAAAATGTCAATGGTGGTAGTTGATAGTTGGTTTGATAGTTGGTTTGATAGTTGGTTTGATAGTTGGTTTGATAGTTGGTTTGATAGTTGGTAATCCTTTATATCCTATTCTTGTATTGATACCTGTAAAAATGGCTCTGTATGGTCAGGAGATAGTATAAATGGTCGTATAGTGTGTAAATTGTTGTTAATCGTGTGTGCGCGGACGTGAGGCGGCAAAGAATGGCATTGTGGATTAATGTCGTTGGTCTTTAATTTTCCACCTAGATGATTTGTGATTAGAAAACTGTATTGAAAATATTGAAAATAGGGAAAATGTTATTGTTGATAGTTAACGATACATTTATTGAGAATAAAATCTATATTTCATATGAACGATTTTTTTTAAAAAGTTTAATAAGTTAAGTTATGTATCAACAAGTGTTAGTAAATGAGAGATTTGATAAGTGTGTTGTATGACACACTCTTGACGGGGTTACACACGTAGAGACTGTAAAACGTAATATTATTGAGAAATAGATTTTTATAAGTTAGAGAAAAGTAGAATCTAAAAAATGGAAAAGATCATATGAAATATAGATTGTATATATAGGGTTAAAGATACCCCCCCGGGGTATATATATATGATATTAAGTTCTTTTTTATTATATATATAATATATATATTATATATACAAACAAATGTTCCAATGTATATATATATCTTGCTTTTACACCCCATATTCGGTTTTCTCTATACTATAACCTACTCTTCAATAATTATTCTTCTTTTGTTTCACCCATTTCTTCCTATTTCCTATCAATTTTTAAATCTATATTTCATATTTAATTGATTTCTTGATTTTGTAAAATCTATAAGGTCTATATATATAAGCACTCCAAGAGTGTGTCACGTAACACACTTATTGATTGATTGTCGTTTGTTGATAGTTATTAACAATTAAATAGTGCTATTTCATCTTGTTATGATTGTTGTTCATATGAAATAAATATTTATTTTCGTTTTGGAAGTTTGCGTTTTGATAAATCTGAGAGTGAACCAATAGAGCGCTCTTTAGCAAGCATTGACGAGGGTTCCCATGTGGATATGGAGGTTAAGGATGGAATTCCGTGCTCGTATCTCGCAGCGAAGGATTCATGGCAAATTAAGATTTCATCACGCCGCTCAGTTTTTTCTGTAAATGAGCGATATGGTTTTCTAATTTTTGGAGAAGAAATATGGGATTTTGAATTTTCAAATAAAATTGAAAATGCTTCAGTCATGCGAACAGGTGAGGATATGGGATTTTTATTTATATCGAAAACTAAAACGAGATTTTTTGAAAAACCATTCTTGATATTATTACGTTTTGCATTCTCAATATTATCAGAAAAATTATTAGAAGAATATGAAACATACCCCAGCGTTCGATACCAGTCAAAAACTTCATAATATTCAGGATCTTTAAAATCTTGAATAAGCGATATCGTATTATGGTTAAAACTATTTTGATTGCGATATCGTACTCTGGTAAGGTTCCATCTCTGTAGTTCAGAGAACGCTACACGCGGCTGTTTATAGTCACTGTCTGGCACTATGTGCCATGTAGCTCTAAGCCGGTGGGAAATGATTTGGGCATAGAACCAGTTCGCATTCAGGGTACTGTCAGTATATTGGATACATTCTGATATGGTTAAAAGAGGATTGTCTTTCTGTTCTTGTTCGGTAAGGTGATAGCGCGGTGGGTGAATACGTTGCTCAGTGTCAGACTTCTGAATTTTAACGATATTAAATTCAGAAGGACAAGTCGATGGAATATTTACATTAAATAATTTTGGAATAGGTGTTAATAGGATATGGTCCTTAATGAGAGAGTCGTCATCGTTTAAGGGGGTGGTATCTGGAGGCGTCCAATGATCAGGGTTAAGAAGATAGTACTTGTCTAATTCAATATTGGAAAGAAGATCAGACTTAGCCTGAAGGCGTTCTAAACGACCATTTTCCGCCAGCGCCGATTGATACTCACGTGACCATAAGGACGGTATAGAACGCTCTAGATTAGGCGTAGAGCGTTGTTCTCGCGTGTATTTGATCTCCAACGCACGTAGTCTATTAAGTTCTGTCTGTTTGTGTGTCATGTTTTATTATGACATAACAAACCAAATCCCTCAGCGTACAGAAATTATAGTTTATGCGCATAAGTAGATATAAGATAGATAAAAAAGACCAGCCATTTCTGGCTGGTTATGGTTTATGCGCACAAAATTTTACGCACTCCCATTGAAGTATTAAGGAGTAGGTATTTAGTTTCTCTATTTGTTTTAATTTTAGAAATTTTATCTTTTGCATCCTGAACGTTATCAGCATAAATAGATATTTTTCTGTATGAACCGCCGTGTGTACCTAATGTTTCGATTAACACTTCATATGACTTCTTAATCATTTTGGATATCCTTTCCATATATACCATGCTCCGAATATTAACCATACGATTAATATGGTAATCGGAATTATTGGGTGAGATAACAGATAGTCAATCATTAGTAATCTATCCTTATCTTTCCTCTGTAGATATAGGGATCTTGTTCGTCAGCTTTATGACTGGCGAGAGTTAATCTGTCCCTCTGTTCTTGACTGTAGTAGTCATCAGAACGGTCCCAGAAGCCCACTCCGTGTCGATTACGAGTTAACCAGTAGTCATGACCAGCCTGTTCTAAGGTAGCTCCACACTCACCTAAATCTTCAGAATTCGCAGATTGGAATGTTGCACAATCCTTTATGATCAATTTCAAAGTGCGTTTTTCAATATCTAATATTGAGTAATTCGCATCCATAGGTTCGGGATTATGGATTGTGACATTATCTACTTTACTCCAATCCTGACTTGACCATAACATTGCAACACAATATGCGGTTGTGAATTTATCTAACTCTAAGCCTTTAACTTGCATTGAATGTTTTCCTTAATTCTGGATTGTTAGGCCATGTCGGACTTGATTCGCAATGATTTGGCCTGTTTGCAATTTGACCCTTCTTCGTGACATAGAACAACGTGTGTGCCAACCAGTCTTTGTCGTCGGCAAATTGTACCGGGTTATTTGACTTAACCCATGCCGGTTTGTGAATACCTGTATATCTATGTACAAACATGGATAAAACTTCTTTTTGAAGTTGAGGCGGCAAATCCTTACCTAATACTTGCATCATATATTCTCCTATCCAAAAATAAATATTGCCACTGCTAGCATTATGAACATGCTGAATGCAGTAAGACAACATATCACATTGATTTTTGTAATACTATTCAATTATACTCCTATTACGATTGTTACTTCTTTAAATGAAGCATTGTAGTATCTTGACGCAAGCGATTTGTATTTGGCCATACGTTCTATTTGCTCGTCGTTAACTGCAATTATTGTTACTTTGGAGTCCATAGATGCTATCCTATCAAATATTCCATCATTAACAATTTCATCATAGAACTTGTTAGCTATTTGTCTGGTGGGAAACTCAAATAGTGTAGTCATAATTTTCTCCTTGATTAGTATATACTGGTACACCAGCTAGTAATTTTGGCAATTCGTGCCGTATCAACCCCGGCATTGCACTTAATACGCAAAATTCATAATCGTAACAATAATTAAGACCTTCTGGCCAGCCTAATATTCTCCAAAACAAACCTTGATTATTATTCCCGCGCGCAAGCGCATGAAATCTAGATATATCATTAGTTTGTAGACAGTGTATTAATTCTGTCAGCGTAACCTTATCGTTCTCGTTTAGATATTCTGGGGTATCATAAGCGGTTTTACGACATTGTTTACTATACGAATAGAAGTTATGGAACTTCTCTTTTGTTTTTCTCATATATTCCCTTTATTGATTAGTATCATGATGCTGGCGTGATTAGCGCCAGCATGAGTTACTAACCTATGTTTTAACCTATCCTTCCTTCAATGCCCATTTCTTATTCCACTCCATCGTTTCAATACGATCTTTATCAGTGCTTATGTTCTGATAATTAGTTTTGTTTGCCTTAAATGCTTTTACTGGTTCTTTTGAGAATGATTCTTTTGTCGCTTTATGGTCTGGATATCGTGACAAACATTTTCCTCCATCGCCGTATTGAGTGTAATAATCTTTGTTCCAATCAAAATTGTCCCATTTATTCCATTTGTTGCGTTCCGGCATGGTCGAGATGATTGATTCTAAATGGTCAAGATCTAAACACCAGTCACGATAACCCTGTCGTATTTTGTCAGCGTACCACTCAGTAGGGGCTTCTAGCACTTGTTTTAGGTTCGGCATAGCATATACAATAGCCTTACCATATTGGGTTATAGTTGTATAGACTTTATATTTTCCAGTTTCTACTCCTTCATATATGTCCAGAATCTCTTTACAGAAGATTGTGATATCGTAAAGGGCGCATAATGTCTGTTTGCCAGCTGCTGGTCGAATTGTTGCTACATCACAAAAGACTAATTCAAAATCAGGTAGGATGTAAGAGTCAACAAGATCAGCATAAGGGCAGCGTCTATTCATTTGATCGATACTGAGATTTGATCCATAAGCCAGATAAAGCATGTGTATATTCTCCATTTGTCAATTCTTCGGTGTTTTTGATGTTGCGAGTATAGATATATGTCTCACACTGAATGTTGCCTATTTCAATTTTGGTCCGTTTGTAATGGTCTGGATGTCCTTCTAACCGGTCAACACGCATGAGGGTATGGTAATCCACTTTATAGAGTTCGCCACTGACACTGTAACCGTGTTTAGGATCATGTATAAGGTAGGGAATACCTCCAGAATACAATCTGAATTCTGGCTCAGTTTCTACTTCTGCAATAAATTTTGAATATTGCAATAAATGGTGGTTTCCATGTCCTCGTTTTAGAGTTCCATATACAAATAAGAGTATATCAGGTTGAATATCCCTGATTTTATCGTATAGTTCCATACAATCCGTAAAATGCTGGTACGATAGTGCCCTAAGCAGTGATGTACGTTCTTCTTCAGTTATATCTAAATTCATATATTCTCCCTGTGTGACATTAAAATTAACATCATGATACGCACACTGGTTAAATGTGCGTATGGTGTTGTTAATCTATTTTAAAATTGTTTCCTACTTTGTTAATCGCATCACGAAGTAATTTTGACGTTGTTATATCTTGTATTACTCCAAGTTCCTGTAATTCTCGGAACAGAATATCCGCATTTTGCGGGTGCAACTCCACATTCGGATAAAACCATTCCACCCGTCTCGCATATTCACGGCGGAATACACTATCTGATTTTGTTCTTGTACGAGAACATTTACGCAATTGATGAAACATATCTGTAACACTATTTGCGTATATGATGTTATTACCACCTAAACCTACCACCTTGATCTTGAACAATATTCAGCCTCCATTATTTTCAAATCTTCATACCTTTGCATAAAACGAGATTGCATATTTTTATCAAGCCCTAAATACTGAGGCGATAGCCAAGTGTGAAGTGTTGATCGTTCTCCAAGTTTGGCCAGAAGAGTATCCAGTGGTTTGATATTGGATTGCGATATCGAATGTTCGACTATAGATTTAGTTAAATAAATCCAGTCAATCACTTCTTGTGCATCCAATGTCCCATGATATGCACGGAATTCAATGGTTCCATGCACCTGTAAAGACTCGAGATTTAATTTGCGGTATCTATCGTTACAACATACAATATATGACAAATCTGATTGACTTTCGGCTCTATCAATATCGCAAAAATCAGGAGGGTTGTCATGTAGATAACTGTTACGATTCATTCGTCGTGGTGGCTCTAGCAAGATATTCACAAGGGGCTGTGCTCTAATATAACCTTTACATATTCTTTTAAATTGTAGAAGTGTCAAGTCAGATGCTGCCCAATGGACATGTAAACCACATTTGTAATTGACAGTGGCACCAGCATTCTCCAATGCCGATATTACAGTACGTACCTCTTCTATATTATCAATTGTCAGAGGAGGCGATACCACTTCACATCCATCAACCGTTGAATCGGTTGTACATTTCCAGTGTGTGCGAAGTTTGTGATTATAGTCTTCTTTTTTGGCGTTAATGCCAGCAAACTGCAAAACATCCGCTGCTTCATATTCATCAAGATCGTTAATTTCGATCTCGATACCAAATGTTCGATTTTTAGAATTCATTAATATTTTAACTTCCTCCTTAACCCCCAGAATAGTATCTGTAGTTATGGCATTGCGTAGATCGGCATTGCTTAGATCGGCATTGCTTAGATCGGCATTGCTTAGATCGGCATTGCTTAGATCGGCATTGCTTAGATTGGCATTGTTTAGATCGGCATTGCTTAGATAGGCAAAGCGTAGATCGGCATTGCTTAGATCGGCATTGTTTAGATCGGCAAAGCGTAGATCGGCATTGTTTAGATCGGCATTGCGTAGATCGGCATTGTTTAGATCGGCAAAGCGTAGATCGGCATTGCGTAGATCGGCATTGTTTAGATCGGCAAAGCGTAGATTGGCATTGTTTAGATCGGCATTGCGTAGATTAAGCCTAACTCCATCACAATCGCCATTTAGCCATTTTAGATGCAGTGTTAGTTTTAGTGCCAATTCTTCAGTTGTCATGTTCATATTCGTATTCTCCTTTATAATTGGTGTGATTTTATCAATATGTAATCTACAAAAACAATATTGTTACATGTTATTTCAAACGTTCTTAGTGTTATATATTCTAGAATATATAAGGTTCCAGTTTTCATTTTAGCGTCCATTCTAATGCCAACTATTTTGCATGGTAATTAACATCATTATGTATTGACTGATTAGATCAATACATACTGTTATCAATTGACAATATGCACCCATATTAATACAAACATGGGAAAGCCGACAAGTGCCAGATATTCAATTTTCATTATTTTCTCCTGAATAACATATATGGTAATTTTATTACAAATTCCACAATTGATCCGACTGGGAATATTATTATAAATACTACACCAGCGAACATTCCTAAAAATCCTGATAATATTGAGTCCATTACATTCTCCTATGCCTATGCCTATGCCTATGCCTATGCCTATGCCTATGCCTATGCCTATGCCTATGCCTATGCGTATACATTAATTTTGGATACTTTGCCCAAATTTGTGTACCTATATTTTCAGTAGCTAGATTTGTCCGACATTTTAATACCCTCATACTTTTTGATTGCAAGGTTAATTGCCTTGATGGTGTGAAGGTCTGACACAAAGTAGATTATTACTACATCATGATCTGCCGTAAATCCAACTTCGTGACTGGTACATAGCTCGTTTTGAGAATTGTTGAGTGACAATACTTCCTTCTCAAAATCCATCATTCGGGACATGTTCATATTCGCCATGTCAAATTTCACCGATATTGTTCGGACCATATGATTCTCCTTGATACTTAGTTTTGTATCATGATAGGCTGGTGATTAGCCAGCCTATGAGTTACAAAATTACTATATTAGTCAAATCCCTAACATGTCCGGAAAAATCTGAGCGTGTAAAATCGTTGCTAAAAGTCGATCTCGGCACACGGAATTGTACGCATGTTAAATAGGTGAATGCAGCCAATGTAATACGTGCATATTCCCTTTGTTCTGTTGTTGTTAATTCCTTTGCGCTTTCCAACGTTCCGTGGCAGCGATTACCTTCGTACAGTTTTGCAATTGTTTTGACCATTTCTTGCTCCTTTAGTTTTGTATCATAAGTCACAGATTTTACTCTGTAACTGAGTTACAAAATTAGTTTGGAGTAACTATATAAACACGCCAGTTAGACGTATCTATATGTTTACCTTCCCGTCGTATGCAGCGTATAGCAGCAATTGGGGAGCAGAAGGTTTTTATCTTGCCATGTTTAGTACTTAGTATAGAACCATTATCTAATGTCCCATGTGTCAGAACAAAATATTGAATCATTGTTTTCTCCTTTACGCATTTTGCATCTTAATAGGTACTTGCTAGATACCTATGCAGTCACAAAATTTGTGATAGGTGCTGTTATTGTGCAAGTCTACGTTATTCTACTGTGACTAATACTATGCACTTACTAAGCTATGAGGATTGTAAAACCTATTTGTTGGATACTGTACGGCAATGCGCTACACTGGACTCGACCGTCGCGATAGTCCCTGCTGCGCCTTAAACCCGTTTTCATTTTTATGCGCCTACCCGATTAGCGCAAGTTACAATTTTCGTGGTAACTAGTACGTGACTGGTGACTGGTGAAAGTCAAAATGTGTGTGTTGCTTATAAATCCCTATTTTCTAAAAACGCTGTTAGATCCATGCTCCGCCAGCGTAACCGCTCCGATTAATTCAATTCCTTACTGTAATGTACTGTGACTATATATTACCAGAGTGTACCGTACATGTCAACACATTTTAAGGCTATTTAACACAATTTTTAACAATTATTTTTAAGCGTGTCTGTAGAGTGTGCATACGCGCGTGACTGACTATAACGCGTACGCGCGTATGACTGAGTGTCAGATAGCAATGTCAACAAGTGTCAACAACGTCATTCAAAAATGCGCACTATAACTTAATGAGGATAGGTGGGCCATAGCGCCAGAATTGTAGTGTAACACGTGTGCGTTGATTCTACAACGTTGTAGCATGTATTGTAGTGTTAGAGCGGAGGGTGGGCAAACTTGGAAGTGAACTTGTATATTAGTGTAAGGAATTATTAGATAGAAAGTTTTAGATAAAGGAATGTAAATAAAATATTCAAAGAGAAACATATCGACGTATACGTAGAGATAGACTCGGTCTTTCACATTTTTTGTAGAAATTTTGGGTTCCCAATCTTATTAAAAACTTACTCATCAATAATACCGGCCTTTTATTTCCCTTTCTCAAAAAATTTTTGAAAAATATGTAAATTTATGGTGTATAATCACAGAATGAATACAAACATTACGCGTGACGACATTAAAAGAGTTATCGGTCAATACCAGGGATTAACCACGGCACAAATTGCTACTCATCTAAATTGTCAAACATCTGACATTTCTTCTAGTCTTACAGATATGACCAACCGCAACCAGATAACAAGAACCCGCCCTATCTCTATCCCTGGTAAACCACAATATCCTTATCAATATTATAAGTATTAAACAACATGAAACCTGGAAGACATACATTGCAAGAGTATGAAGAAAAGGAACAAGAGATTCTTGCTTTTGTCCGTAGTCAGATCATGTCAAGCAAAAAAATGCCGACCATTCAAGAGATTGGTAAAGCAACCGGCATAAAGTCTTTTATCGCCACAACTAAATGTCTTGATTCGCTAGAGTTAAAAGGCTACATAAAAAGATCCAGATACAAGTACGGAATGGAAATCTTGGAGCGTGATACTTCACTCCCTATGACATGTTCCCCAGCGGTATCTTATTTACCAGATTCCACCGATCCCATAGCGATCCCACTTTCCCTACTTCCCCCAGTGGATCAGAGTCAGAGCGGTAGAGACTTGTTTGCCATTACTGCCAAAGGTGATTCGATGCGTAACTTTGGAATCATGGACGGGGATACAGTAATTGCTCGGCGTCAACAAATTGCCAAAAACGGAGATATTGCTGTTGTTACCGCTATCGGTTATGACGATCCAGCTATTAAAATATATCATCAAGAATCTGATTTTTTCTTGATAGGTAGAGTAGTGATGTCGATTAAACAATTTAGGGATATAGAAGAATAATATGGATAATTTAAAAGGCTCTCTTCATACAGCCTTGACCATTAATGATAGTGAAGGTACTGTAGTCACAGAGTTAAACCTTCACTCTGATCATTTCAACTCTCAACATGTTGATCTTATCACTACAGTTTTAACCAATGTTATCCAACACATCCTTAGTGGTGAGTTTGAGGCAAATATAGAGAAGGTACAAACTCCAGTTAGTAGATTGATAGAACAATCCAAGAAAAATAGGTTAGGGTTTCATGACTGAAAATTTATATTACTTTAAAAGCGCAGATGGTTTGATTAAAACACACGAACGTCTTAAAAAACTAGAAGCCTTTGTACTTGATGTTGAAGAAATTATAAACTGGCCTCACTACACACAAGATCAAGCATTTTGTGAAATTTGTAGAATATTTGGCGAACAGATAGGATTTAAAGATGAAAGTTAATATTCCCACAGACATTCCAATACAGCGTTCTATCGATGGAAGACCTATAAAACGAGCTATCCCATCACATGGCCGAAATCGTTTACTTCCAAGATGTAAAGACTGCTCAGGTCGATTAGATCATTTAGGTCCATACACGCGATGCAGTCGTTGTGGAGCCTTCACAAATACTGACGGAACTGTTCGGCCTACATATAATGATGACCCCCAACAACGAATGAAAAGGACTTCTCTATTTTAAAGAATGATAAATAGATTATATTTTCTGAGATTGGGTATAATAAGTTGTGAAACTCTTATTGAAAAATTTACAATATCTCACTACTCATGATTTAGAAAAGGAACTAAAAACAATGGCCGACACACTCTCAGATGTCTCTACCGCCCAGGCAGCCACCGATGCTGAACTCACCACTCTCGAAGGTGATGAAGCTCAAGAAGCAACAGATGTTACAGCAATCCAGACAAAGATTGCCGATCTTAATGCTCAGATTGCCACTCTCAATGCCGAAATTGCTGCTGGCAGCGCCCCTCCTGATGCTACTGCCCAGGTTACGGCTGCCCAGGCTGAACTCACTCGTCTCACTGCTATAGATACCGAAGTAAAAGCTGATGAAGCTGCTTTGACAGCTTAATTCTATGGTTTTGTTCACCCTCCTCCACAGCAAATCAACCACACCCACTATCCAAAATAGTGGGTGTTTTTCTTCAATTTTGTGATATAATATATTTAAGGCCAGCGCCTATGCCTATTTATTCTTCGATGGGAAGTACAACCAAAGAAGGAAGTACCAAATACTTTAGTATGCGCTGGTTATTTACAACCCTGCTTAGTCGAAGGCTGACGTTATGCGTCAGGTGCATATGTAGGCTAAAGTGGGGTTGATTACCCTAGCCGGGAGACGAACACGACTTGCATCGTGGTGGTTGCGGGTATCTGAAGCGCGTAAGCGTTGCCGAAAGGCCGGAGCGGGGAAATTCACCGTAAGGTTTGAGTTCCTAAAAACTAGGTGGCCGAAGAGGATTGACCGGAGACTTCCAACCCTATCGATAATAAACTCTCGATAGGGTTATTGCTTTTTCTCCTAATAACCGATATAATCATTACATGCCACGAATACGCGCAGATTACCAACCGATAGATATTGAAGCTCCTGACCCAAATACGCCTTCTGTGGATTCGCTCAATACAGAATCAGAGGGAGCGCCATCTTCCCCTACCAAAACTAAGCGTCAGTCTATCTCACGTCGTATTGAACAATCTGAAGAAGCCAGATCTCTTATTGCCGATAACCTTCCGCAACTTGTAGCGAACTTAATTCGCCTCGCGAACGGTGGGTTTGATCGCAGGGAAGAGCGTTGGGAACCTGCTGCTATTGTAACTGTTGAAGATACTCTTCGTACCCCCGATGGCCAAACCATGTTTGACGTACAGGGCAAGCCCATTCGTATCCGTCGCCCAGCGTTTCCTGATATTGTACCTACAGAATTTGTGATTGTAGAACGTCGCCAGCTTCGTGCTGAACCAGACCGTGCTGCTAATGAATATTTGATAGACCGTGTTATGGGCAAGCCTACGAATGTTCAGGAGATTTCTGATACTACTACAAACACATCCTTAAGAAATGAATCAATGGCCGCTCTTGCCAATCTCGATCCCACAGAACTTGCCGCACGTATTCATGCAAAACTGCAAGGCCAGGAATATGAAGGATAATGTATGTCAGTTCAATTTGTGCCTGTAACCAGCAAGTTTGATGCTAACCATGATGCTGAATATGATCACAAAGAGATTGTGCGTGTATCCTTATTTGCCATTTATGACAACATAAAGACTGAGATTTACGGAGTTCAGTGGTCCAGTATTGATTATCAAAGATTGACGAAAGCTTATATGGAAAGAGATGCACTAATTGACGCATTAAGGGAACGATAATTATGTCGCTACATCATCGAAAACGTTCCGATCAGATAACTCCAATCAGTTATATGGTAGCACTGGCAATTTGTTGGACATATGGCGCTTTACATTTTGTTCGTGGATGGAAATAAATGCCTAAATTTAAAAAAAAGCCAGTCGTTATAGAAGCATTCCAAATGTGTTATCAACCTCCCGCAAATCTCTTGGATGTAAAACATGAATGGCCCTTGTGGTTACTCAATGGCATCATCAAAGGTACAGCCACAGAAGGAAGTGTTTACATTCACGCAAATGGTCTGTGGGTTATCTGCACATTAGAAGGTATCATGGAAGTTAATCCGGGAGATTTTATTATTCAAGGTGTTAAGGGTGAATTATATCCGTGCAAAGAAGAAATCTTTAACCTGACCTATGAAACTGTATAACTACAATGCCAAATATTGAATGTTTTTTGATAGAGAAAAACGAATACGGATATCTAAGAGCAGTATTTTCAAATCACGATAAATGTGAATACCCAGGCAATTATAATTACCATCGCAGTGAAATTGTAGGAACAGAACAATTTTCAGAATTAAACTCTCTTGCTCTTTCCAACTTAGCTCACAACTCTCCACTTCCAATCTGTAAATGTGGTTTTCAGTTTACTATCGCTGACTACTATGGTGGTGGCCTATATCATCCTTGGCATAGAGTTGACAATAATGAACCTTCCGATCAATCTGTCCCTGGTGCAATGTGGTGGGGCGAGTCTTACTCTTTTAATACTCCAGAAGGAACTCAAGCTCTTTTTGTTGAAACTCCTGGCGGCCCTTGGTGTATAGATTCAAGAGCTTCTAATTGTACAAAACCAGAAGATAATGAACACAGATGCTGGATAAGACATGGCGAGGTTCCGAAAATTACGGTTGATAAAAATGGCAACACTTGTAGTGCTGGTGCGGGTTCTATTCAAGCCGGAAACTATCATGGCTTTCTAAGAGATGGAATTTTGGTTGACGCATGAACCAACAGAAAGTTAGTTTAAACTTAAATACTCCGAGTTATCCCGATCATCTTTCCCAGAGAAGGTTTGATCTTATAGATGCTAAATGTGATAACGATGGTCTATTAATTCTTAAACCTCATTATTTGTTCGAGGCTGGAACAACACCATCTCATCAAACAGGTTATTGTTTTTCAGTATTGTGTGAGTGCAATCATCTACATACCGTTTGTGTAAGATGTGCCAAAACATGCTGGGAATGTCATGGTTGTGGCAAGACTATTATGTTTTTTGTATATTAATCATGCTCCTTCCATATACAGGCGAACCATATCAACTTTCTACTAGCGCTCTTTCTCCTTCAGAGCTTCATGCCGAACTTTCACGTCGTTATTTTAACCTTTGTAAGATGGACGATGATCCTGAATTACAGGCCGCTGTCCTCTTACGTTGCAAGCTTGACATCAACTATTTCGTAAACGAATTCTGCTATACATTTGATCCTCGCGAACGAGCATCTACTCTCCCGTTTATTCTGTTTCCTAAACAAGCAGACTATCTCAGTTGGCTTTCTATTTTGGAAGAAACTCAAGAAAATGGTCTCGCTGAGAAATGTAGGGATGTAGGCTTCACGTGGCTCTCTTGCGTCTTCGTCCTCCATCGTTTCCTCTTCTTCTCAGGTCGCAAGTTCGGTTTTGGTTCCCGTAAGTTGGAATTGGTAGACAACCTTGACGAACCTGACTCAATTTTTGAGAAATTTCGGTTTCTATACCGTCATCTTCCAAAATGGATGATGCCACCATCTTTTATTCCATCTAAACACGACCATATCAACAAAATTGTTAATCCTAACAATAATTCTATGGTCAGCGGAGAAGGCGGTGACAACATTGGTCGTGGTGGCCGAACCTCGATGTATTTTGTTGATGAATCTGCCTTTATCGAACGTGCCGAGAAGGTAGAAGGCGCTCTCTCTCAAAATACCCGTGTCACAGTAGATATTTCCACCCCAAATGGTCCTGGTAATGCTTTTTACAGAAAAAGACACTCCGGTCTTGTCTCTGTCTTCGAATTTGACTGGAAAGACGACCCACGTAAGAATTTATGGAATGCGTTCTCTATTCCCACTCCTGATTCCCCATCCATATATCTGGCTTCGGGTCACGGATGGGGTGAAGACGCTCCCCCTCTCTCACGCCTTATCTATCCCTGGTACGAAAAAGAAAAGGGCCGTCTTGATCCTGTTATTCTTGCTCAAGAAATTGATAGAGACTACACTGCCTCTATCGAAGGTATTACAATTCCTGGTATTTGGATACGCGCCGCTATTAATCTCCAATTACCATTTGACTCCATGTGGGACAAAGTAGCTGGACTTGATGTATCTGACTCAGGTAAAAATCAATCTGTCTTTGGTCAGCGTCAAGGTCCGATTTTGCAACATATTCATAGTTGGCGCAACAAGAACACAACAGAAACGGCAAATTTTGCGGTAGAATATTGCAATAAATATCATGTTGATGCCTTAAATTATGACTGCGTAGGTGTAGGCGCTGGAGTAAAAGGTGCTCTTGCCTCCTTAGACAAACAGCCAGCTTTCTCTATCCGTGGTATAAATGGTGGTGAACCAGCTTCTAAAGCTAAATGGCCTGATGGACGTACTTCCACCCAAAAATTTCTTAATATTCGTGCCGAATCGTATTGGTGTCTCCGTACACGTTTTGAAAAGACATGGGAATATGTAACTCTTGGTGTTCAACATCCTATTGAGGATTTGATATCCATTCCCAACCATCAGGAGCTTATTTCTCAACTATCACAACCACTCTATTTTTCTACACAAACAGGTAAGATAAAGATAGAGTCAAAGACTGACATGAAAAGACGCGGAATTCAGTCCCCTGACTTTGCAGACATGCTTTCTTACTGCTTTTCGCCGTATAATGGAGTTACAAGGAAATCCCTCGAAGAAGCGAAGAAAGTTAACGAACTCCAAAAGAAACTTACTTTCTCAATCAATAATGTAGGAACAAATTGGTAATAAGGAAATAATATGGATAAAGTATTAGATATAACTGATATAGAACAAGCAAAAGCACAAATTTCTGACCTTAAAACGTTTGGAAATGGAGATCTTTTTCGTCTCATTTCAAAAGCGTCCAGTAAATCTGGTGGTTGGATGAAGTCCACAAAGGCCATGCAGATAGATGGCATTGGTTGTGTAGTTCAAGTCACAACCCAACAGGGTGATAACATTGCCGAAGCTCTTTGTTTTGTGCCTGGAGTTCAGATTTGTACTGATGGCACAAATCTGTATCTTGGCCCAATTCCACTACAACCATTTATAGGTGAGGCAGTACTATACGGTGGTTGTTGTGATAGAGGGCAGTTTCAGGCTCTTTAATAAATAATGGTAAAATTAACAGACGTTCCGTTTACTCAACCTAAATACCAATTGGGCCAACTTGTTCATGTAAAACGTGAAGCAGTTGATACTCAGGGTGTTCATGTCAATGCTGTAGACGCTGACGTTTGTATCCACGCAATTCGTATACTTTTTGGTCATAATACTGATGGAGATATTACAATGGCGTACTATCTTGTATCGTTAGGTGATAAACCTACCATATACGCAAGTTTCGGTCCTCCAGCAGTAGATGCAGATTGGTTCTTAGAACCTCAAGTTTCTGAGAGAGTTTAAATGCCTTCAAATCCAGTATCCGCAGCGCCAATAGGACAAACAGTAACTGCGATTCAAGCAACCAGTTATATTCGTGAAGCCATGCCTGTTATCATGGAGGCAAAAGAACGTTTTCAGGCTATCATGGGTGCATATGATTCCATCTATGCCGCCTCGATGCGTTTTGCTCAATATAATCCAGATCAATTAATCTCTCAAAAAGGTTATGACATCTTTGATACGATGCTAACTCTGGCTGCTTGCCGTGCTCCTTTTAACGTTAAACGAAACTCTATCCTTGCTGATGGTTGGCGTGTTATCTCTGCCATTCGCGACCCTCAAGATCCTCAATTCGAAAAAGCTGCCGAGCTTGCCGCTTTTGCCCATTACACCTTAACTCATATTCAGACACAGGAAGATCTACCTCAAGACTTCAGAATGGTCCTCTTCGAACTTCTACGTGCTTGTTGGGACGGTTTTCACTGTACTGAAATGATATGGCGCACATTTAAAGATGGTCCTTATAAGGGTAAAATTGGATTTGAATATTTTGCCTCTAAACCTGCAAAAGAAATTGGGTTTGATGTCGATCTTAGAACATTGGCTCCGGTCAATATACGACCATATACCCCGCTTGAGGGTTATCAGCCACCCATCCCAGTCGAAAAGGTCATATTCTATACTTATAATCCTAAACATGGGCTTCCTTATGGAGATGGTGACGCACGTGCTTCCTACAAACATTATTGGATATTGGATTCCGTACTCAAGTTTTGGGCTATGGCTGCCGAACGGTTTGGTTCTCCGTTCCTGGTTGTTAAGTATCCAATCGGAGACCTTATTGCCTTAGCTGCTGCGCAGGTAGCGATAGATAACATAAGACAAGGCTCTGCCGCCCTTCTCCCCGACAATTGTGAATATGAAGTTGTAACTCTTGATGCCAATACTCTAAATAACTTTAAAACTATTGCAAACTGGCACAAGGAAGAGATTGTTCAGAATCTCTTGGGAAACACCCTGACCACCGGTGAAGGAATGCGGGTAGGTTCAATGGCGCTGGGGGAAGTTCACGAGAACACTCAGCAGTATGGTATCGATCTTGTAAAGGCAGATCTTGAACAGGTTGTTTATGGCCAGATAATGCGCCGTCTTATCCGGTATAATTATGGAGAATCGGCAGTCGATCTTGCTCCTTCCATTACTCTTACCAGTGATAAGAAAGATCCACAAGGAATGTTCTTCTTAGCTCAATCTCTTCAAATCCTCATGGAATTGGGTAACATGAACCCACTATCTAAACAGGTTCGTGACATTCTTGGTCTTCCACCAATAGACCCCGGTGATAAAAAATTGCCAGCGCCAGTACAACTACCGACAGCGACCGATACCAATACACACTAAGGAATAAACTATGAGAGCTTATACACCATCAACCACTGGAGAATCGGCCACCGGTTCTAACAACCAAACACCGCCAGTAACACCTGTTGTCTATAACGAGCAACCAACTGTTACTCCACCAGCGAAGCTTCCGAAGACAAAAGAGCCAGTAGTCGATCTTGAACAATCATCGGAGACAGTTATCGTTGATCTTCAAGATAAGCTTCTTGAAATGACAACTCGATATGAACAAGCTTGTATCGAAAACACAGATTTGAAACGACAATTGAACCCCAATGCTGTACAGACACCAGCAATACTGCAGACTACAAATTCTCATGCCCTCAATGTTTCTACAAAAGAACGACCAGGGATCACTTTCCCGGATGGTGTTCGACCAGAACTTCTCGAAAAATTGAACGATGGTCGCCCAAACATGTGGCGCTGCCCAGTAACAAAGACAAGCATGAGACTCCCAGATAACTTTGACCCATCATGGTATAAGTAAATGTATTATCACAATGGCAGACTTGCAGTTGATAATGATAAGGCTATAAAGATCAGTAGCCTTAAACGCGTATCGATCAGTGTTAAAAATCTTAACGGTCCATTTTTTACGGTAAAAGGTAATGGTGAGTATGTAGACACCAATGACTTTTTACACATTGATGACGTAAAACTTGCACTGAGTGGTAATGTTCCCAACTCTTCTCTTACGGATGCGCAGTTGGGGGTTGGTCTTGGACTGGAGTAAAATAAGGATAAAATTATGGCATTCGCAATTGGCAGTCTTGTTTCTTCCCCGACAGATCCGCCTTCAAGTGTATCCACCTACACCAACGATGTATTGTTCTCGGGTGGTACTTGTGTATCTATATTTGTGGGCACTACAGGAAACGTCAACCTAGTACTTGATGATGGTTCAAGTGGTGTGTATATGAATATACCAAGCGGTACTCGCCTTACAGGAAGATTTAAGATGATTAAATCAGCCAGTACAACGGCATCCAATATAATTATTGAATATGGAGATTAGTTTTGGAATCTTTGATATCGATCAAGAATGCACTGATCGAACCTCGATGGACACCAAGACATAGACCTCATATGTGGGGAACTTCTTTTGGTGCATGGGGTGATACACTAATCGATTTAGGTACATTCAAACACTTTGTGGGACGTGGGGGCATGATTCACTTTGGTATGGACCCGACTATCCAAGAGTTCATTTGTAAACAGTCTTTTATAGACGAATGTGTTTATGTTAAACCAAAAGACCGTGGCGATTATGAAGATTGTTATTTTTATGCAAGCAGAACACCAATTGATGAGGATCAATGGCCAGCAAGGGGTGTAATCGCCCGTACTGATATTGACCCATTTACAGTGGTGTCTACCCATATTTCCGCAGCGTTGATGGAAAGACGACGAGCTTATCATTGGTCTGGGGCGCGTCTCCCTCACAAAGCATGGAGTTGGGCCAGAGAGTTTAAGCCAGACGGAGAATTCTATGTATTACACCCATACTCGTTCAATAGTAGTCCTATAGAAGATCATTGGCCGTTGTGGGAGCAAGCAATAGCTTATTTACTATCTTACACACCACACCATTATGTTTTGACTGGAATGGGTTATGAAGTAGATATTTTTCATCCACGTCTTCATAATCGGCTGAATCTTTCAAATACTATGATGGATGTATTTGCACTTTGTGATATGAGTCAGGGTATTATAACAACATCATCAGCTTTGTCTCATTATTCTGTTATCCAGAATATTCCAGCGTTAGTTATTGCCAATAAACCTCTGGGACATCCTGATAGTTATTTCAGACGATGGCTGAACAGTCCAAATGTTGAACTCGTAGAATTCGACGATAATATAGGACGATTCATTACACAAGTGAATAGGATATTGAAATAATGACCCTCCCTTGGCAAGTTGTAAATGATAGACGCGTGTTTTGCGGTCGTTGCAAACATGATCAAAATCAGCGCCGCATGGAAAATGAACGATTTGACACCGAACATATCTCCAGTTTTTATTGTGAAGATTGCCAATGCGTTTATGCAATCTGTAATGAATGTGCAATATATATTACAGACGGAATAAATTGTCCCAACATAACAGGAGACGACCATGAGTATATTCGAACGAACAGACTTTCTGCCCCTCAACCTGATGCCATTCTCGCGCCAGGATATGTACAAGAGACAGATGTTGAAGGTAGAGAAGGCGATAGAGTTACCGATAAAAGCTCAAAAACTAGAGTACGCGCAACTAAACGGAGCACTCTATGAATTTGCAACTCATTATTATCGGTTGTGTAATCAACCGTTTCCATCTTATTTTAAGGTAAACAATTCTCTTCCAAGAGATCAAGTACGGATCAAAACCCGTCAGTTTTCTACACCACTAGATTCATGAAGCCACCATCTGAGTTATTAACATCTTGTCAAATAGGATTAGAATCTGCAAATTTGCAGTCATTTAGTGTTGGCACAATACCTATCTTTGCTGAAGATATTGTTGCCACCAAAAACCTAACCCCGTTTCAATTTCTTGTTAATCATAATTGGTGGGTAAACAATTCTCACTTCTTCGATCAGCCTGTGGACGATCCTCGATACATAGAGAGCTTGTTGCACGGCGGTATTCACGGCAGAAACCTTTTTGCCGACCTTGGCAGTCTTCATGTTGATAAGCCAATAGGTGAAGAGAAGAAAAATAGAGAATATAGATGTGGTTCGTGTTTTGAAACTTCCACTCTCACCACAAATGAACCATTTACAAAATGTCCTCTTTGTGGCGAAACTGCGGCGATGTCTGAGGAAGTAGATTATTCTCACGATTTTGGATGCGTTTACGTCGATCTTGCTCCAACACCCTACGGTAACAAGATCAAGTCATATCCGATAGACCCTTCTGATTTTGCCATTAACGAAAAAGATAGTCGCGAGAACAATCCCCACATCACTGTTCTTTATGGTTTAGACCGCAAAGTGAATACCAGCGACATTCAAAAATCCCTAATTGGAGTTGATCCTTTTCAAATAATATTTAGTTCCACAAATATATTTGCAAATAGTGAACACGATGTGTTAAAATATGATATAATTAGTCCAGCACTAAGTTTGCTTCACGATCAATTAAAGTGTTTACCAAACATTCAATCATATGGGGAATATGTACCACACTCCACAATAGGGTATCTTAAACCTGGAACTGGTGTAAAATATTCAAATAATAGTATTGAATCACACACATTAATAGGCACTGAACACTCAGTTGATGAACTTATATTTTCAGATTACAAAGGTCGCAGAACCTTGATACCCCTCAAACATGGGGCAATACCGATGCCGTTGGCTGTAGATCTTACACAGTTTAACAAGGAAATTAATATGGACTTAGACAAATTTGTTAATGTAGTACCATTTTTGACCGATAAGAAAAATGCTGTTGGGGATTATGTAGTTTACCCAAACTCAAAACTATTTGAGGTTGGGGACTATCCTGATAAGGATTTTACTTTTAGTGTTGACAACATGGAAAACGCTGTACAAAAATTCACACCAGTACAGCTTGATCTTGAACATACAGATACCGTACTTGATGGCAAACTTGGCAAGCTGGTTGGTGTTCGCAAAGAAGGCAATGATTTATTCGGCGCTGTTGCCATCCCAACCTGGCTCGACAATCTTCTTTCGCCAGATGAAAAGAAGTTGAGCTGTACATGGGATCGTAAAACAAAGACATTAGATGGTCTTGCTATTGTAAAACATCCACGTATCGAATCCGCTGCTATGATGGCCGCATTTTCGAATGCTAAGGCTAAAATGGGCGGAATGGATGATGCTTATTACTCCAGTCCAATGCAAGCACATCACGATATGGCTTGTTGCATGGGTGCAAATTGTGATGGTAAATCTGCTTTCACAAACGAGACGGCAGAATTCATTACCCCTGCTCTCCTGAAGCAGATACAGCACATTCATGATTCAAGCATGAGTAACGGTGCTTCGTGCGATGCGTATATGTCACGCGCACTTATGGGTATGCCTTTAGCCCACGAAAATTATAAGGGTGTAAAACTACAACAAACAAACAGACCCGGTATGTTTGCTCAAATTAAAAGCTGGTTCAAAGCAGGAATGCCTGACAATTATACGCCGCCTTCACTGGCGACTACCACGGAGGATATACATATGTCGGAAGCTACACTTACGGTTCAAATGAGCGAAGCCGACCGCGCGGAGTTCAATGCTCTCAAGCAGGAAAACGCGGCTCTCAAGCAGGACAATGCTGCTTTTAAGACCGAAAATGCTGGTTTCAAGACTCAGCTTACTGGTTTTGAAACTCAGATTGCAACACTCTCTACAGCAGTCGCTGATCGTGAAAGTGCAATTCTCTTCGGAGAAGATTCGCACTATATCGAAAAATTGAAGGATGATTTCAAGATTACCCCGGCGCAAGCCGACGAACTCCTGAAGTTGGCAAAGGACAATCCTACAGCCTTTGCAGCGGTTAAACCATCTTATGATTTGGCTCAGCCAATTCCTGCCCTCGCCGGTAATAAACCAACAGCGGATGGTGCAACTTCTCGTTATTCACGCGAAGGTGCATCGAGTGATGCTGGTGCTCAACTTACAAAACTCACCAAAGATCGCATGAAGGATACCAAAGAGGATTATGCATCTGCATTTACGGCAGTCTGCATGGAACACAAGGATCTAGCCATGCAGCATCGGGAATCTTTCAATGTATAATCATCCGGTCCTAAAGGAGGACAAATAAATGGCCCTACAGAGAATCGGAAATCGTTCTACATTTCCGTTTGACGGAGCACCTGCAGCTACTATAGGACAATATCTAATTGCGGTTACATCTCTTGTTAATGCAGGAAATGCCGCTCTTGCATCTGGTCCTTACAATCTTGGTTTTATTGGTATTACCGTTGAACCAACTGACCCAAAAGGTTACGCTGGAGTTCAACAGGATGATATTGCACAGGTTGTAGCCGGTGCAAATGTTACCGCTGGTCAACAGTTAACATCTAACTCAATTGGTCAGGCAGTACCTATCTCAGAATCGGCTTCTGGGGGTGCGCTCCAACTCGTTATCGGAACTGCGCTTAATACCGCACTTTCCGGCAATCTTGTTGATGTGATGTTGAACCCTGGTTCAGCTTCGTAAGTTAAGAAAGGTTAAAATAAATGCCAGTACTAGGACAAGTTCACATCGACCAGGCACTTTCAGATTTGAGTATCATGTATATGAATGAAAATCTGATTGCTGACGATGTTTTTCCGCCACTTCCGGTTGCAAAGCGTTCGGATAAATATTTTGTTTATTCGACCAGCGCATTCCTATCAACTTCTGGAACGGATGCAAAGGGCAATCCCCTTTCAATTCGCCGCCCCGGAACAGAAGCCGCGTCGATTGACTATGCGGTCTCAACCGATAACTACTATGCTGAAAAGCTCTCTCTGAAATCTTTGGTTTCCGACGAAGAGTTGGCATATGCTGATAATCCGCTGCAACCTGACATTGATGCTACCTATCTCGTTACTGAGCGTATCAAGCTCGATAATGAGGTTCAGGTTGCAAATAAGGTTGGCACTCGTGCCAATTATAATGCAGCTTATCAGGAACAGTTGACAACTGGCTCTACCGGAACTTCATGGGCGCAGTATGCCAGTGCAAACTCTAACCCGTTTACCGATCTTAAAAATGGTCGTATTCAGGTTATCAAGGGTATTCAGCGAAACGCAAATACGCTTCTATTGACCGTAGATAGCGCACGAACCCTTGCAGATCACCCGCTCTACAAGGATTTGTACAAGTTCACCACAATTGAAGGCCAGACGGTTTCTGGTCTTTCTAAGACCATTAGAGGATTGGATGTCATCGAAGGTTTCCAGCAGAAGAATACTCAGGCTGAAAATCCAACTGGCGCAGCGACTACTGGAGATGTATGGGTGGATGATCAGGGCCAGAATATGGCTCTTGTTTACTACCGTACTTCAAACACTGGTCCTCGAACGATGCACTTTGGTCGAACATTCGAAGCTCCAGATGAGACTACCGGAGTACGCGGGTTTCAAGTTCGTCGTTACCGATGGGAAATCCTCAACGGTCAGTATATCGAAGGCTCCTGCCTTCGTGACTGGAAGATCATTGCCAAGGACGCGAATGGCCTTGCAATCGGCGGCTATTTGATCTCTGGTTGTACCCTGTAACAATCAGATATAAGTAAGAATATAAGAAAAGAGTTACATGGAAACTCCGACAAATAAAAAGGTTAATGCTCACGAGATTAATCTTATCAATACTCAGTTGAATGTTGAAATGTCTGATATATATTGTTATCAGGTTTCAGCAGAAAACGGGTTTTATACTGAGCTAAATTTTCAACACGGTCCTGTTTCTGAAAATGGTGTAAACGGAATTACGAACGAGGTACTTCTAGCCGTTGTTCTACATCGCCTACAGAACTTCAAGAGCCATACTAAATGCCCGGAAAATGAACATGCTATTGTTAAGGTTCAAGAAGCCTTACAGTGGCTTTTGCATCGTATACGCAGTAGAAATGGGATAGGAAATTCATGATAGAAATCCCTAAAGGTTACTGCGCTATAGCGGTCGGTGTTCCTAAGTCCGGTAATTATCGTCTTTTATCGGTTAGTCAACGTGTTGTGGTGTTTGAATCAAAAACACAAGCTGAAGATTTTATATACAAGCTTGCTGGGGATCAAAGACAGATCACCACTGACGATAAAATGGAATGGTTTTCTTTCCATCCAAATAGTAAAAACAAAATAAATCGGGCCTGTATAGTGATCGATTACAATCCTTACGATGCTCCTCTACCAGTTCGATCTGAAGCACACGCCATTGCATGGCGCTATCATATCCTTCACTGGTTGGCATTTCATGATTGTGGTCAGTTTGAGAAGCAAAGTGATGGATCGACAATAAACGCTGAAACAAACAGCCTTATAATGCCTCCATCTGTAAACGAAGAGATTCATGATAGTTCCAAGGAGCTAGAAGTCGATGCCCTACGATGCTAATTTCTATGCTCGTTCAGGTGAAGAGCCAGTACTTACTGCACAATTCAATGCTCCTATTGGGTCGTTATATACTATCGTCAATGGTACTTTCACATTAACTCGTAGTGATGGGACTATATTTCTTGGCCCTTCTTCAATAAGTGGTTCTGATCCAGGAGCGCTGGCGCAGCCTCAAGCTTATTACCTGCTTAACACAACCCCTTTCCCAGCACCAGCCGTATATTCCGGTCTTTTCTCTGTGTCCATTACTTCAAATGCGGACTCAATAACTCGTATTTTAGATTACAATTATGAGATAATACTTGCTCAATCTATTATAGTTGAGGGTGCAGCCTATGATCCTACAACATTAATTGGACAAGTTCGTTTTCATGTAGACGATAAAAATCTTGCCAAGGCAATATTTACCGATGCTGAACTTATTTATTGTCTGAGTTTTAGCAATCAAAATCCAATATTAGCTGCAGCATGGGCGCTGGAACAGATAGCAACAAGCGATGCTCGACTTGCATATATTGTAAAGATTGGTGAATATATGCAAAACAAAGCTGAACTTTCTAAGAGTTTTTGTGAAAGAGCCAAAAGGCTTCGATCACTTGTAATTCAATCAACAATAACAAACTCACCAAAACGTATATTTGACCCTAATTATGGGCAAAATAAAGATGGCAATATGGGTGTCTGGTAAGTTAAAGGATCTTCATGAAACTTAGAAACCTAATACTGCTCGTTCTATTGATGATTTTGCCTGTCGGAGCTTGGGCGCAGAATCTCGGCGGCATTACAACTGCGCCGATCTGGCTCTTACGCGGCGGCGACATCACTCCTGTTGCGGACGGTACGGCGATATCGTCATGGACAGCGAATGTCGGGCCTACGCCTACGCAGCCTCTTACTCCGTCCTATCCCATTTACCACACTACGGGGCCGAACAGCCTCCCCTATGTGACGTTTAGCTCGGGTGTAAATCAGGGTCTCTATACCACGTCGTTGTCGTCTAGTGCTGGATCGTACACAGTAATCGGCGTCGTCAGGGTACCTGACACAACAGCTAATCGCTGGCTTTTTGATACCACATCGGGTCGATGGCTTATCTATACGACATCACCCGGTATAGGCGGCCTCGATATGGGGTGGTATGCCGGGGGATATTACGGGACCAGCACAAACACCTCTTTGCTCGATGCTACCACGTGGGCTATCTACGTTTGGCAGTTTAACGCCGGCACCACCACAGGCAGTTTCTACGTTAACGGCAGCCTGATTGGTACCGCAACCTACAATTCCACCGCCATAGGGGGACCTACCTCAATCGGCGAGGCGGAAGATACTGCCCAGTCCGGCAGCGGATCGGTAACCAGTATTGGCGACGTCGCAGAGTTTGCGTTATACAACGCCAACCTGAGCACGAGCGATCTGAACGCAGTGTGTTACACGGAGGCTACAAAGTACGATATTACTACATCGTATACTGCGCCAGCGTTGACAGGCGGAACGATCACGGCCAATACTATTACTTCAACTTCGATTACGCCACAAGAATCCTTGATCACGGGAGGAACTCCCCCTTACTCCACTCAGGAGCAAGCTTCGACAGCAACAAATGGCACCTACTCAAACGTAGGCTCCCCTGTTGTCGGCTCTACTCCATTGTTCCCGGCAAATACCGGGTTGTCTCCTGCGACGACATATTACTACCGAGGAGTAACGACAGACAGTGCGGGAACCCCTGCTACCGTAACGGTGCCGTCCACAACCACGGGTACACCACTGACGACTAACCCTACCTCAGCAACCACGTACACGATGTCGGAGAGTGCTACTTCGGGCGCGATTGGCGCTGCAGTTACACTGACGTTTACCGGAAATGGGACAACTACTGCCGTCGTCACTCCGGCTCAATCGGGCGTAAGCGGATCGTTTGCCACATCGACCGTGACACTGAATGGAACGACAGGGGTAACCGATACCTATACTCCGTCAACGAGCGGAACAGCAACTTTCTCGGCTACGAACGGCGGAGGGCTGACGAATCCCTCCAACCTAACGTACACCGTTAATCCTGGACCTGTCCAGATTGCGCCTAATGACTCTCATTTATTCTACAGTCCCTACAACTGGCTTGTGTCGGGTTCGGCAGCAAAGACAATCAATAGTGGGGCCTATTTCCGCGTCCAGATCGATAACACTGCGACGTGTGTAATTGATCTGACGATAGGATCTGCCGTACCTTATTCTCAGTGTTGGGCACGGCTGGACACTGGGCCATGGCAACAGTATGTACCGACCGCGTCGGGCGCGCAGACATGGACTTTGACCTTTCCTACGGGCACCAGTGAGGTTAAACACTTACTGGAATTCGTTGTCAAATCGACCAACGGCAGCAACGATAGATGGAACACTCAAACCACCGCAATTCAGTTCACGGGCCTGACGTTGGATCCGGGTGCTTCGCTTACAACCCCGGCAATTCGGAAATACTGTGCCCTAATCTGGGGAGATAGTATTTCCGAAGGTCGTTTTGTCTACGGGAATACGCTTCCTAACGACACTGATCAAAACGACATCCTCCCTGATTGGGCATTTTTGATGTGTAATTTGTTGAATGCGGAGGTCGGCATAGTCGCATTCGATGGGACCGGGATAATTACAGCCGGTTCGGGTAATGTCCCGAGTCTCTCGTCGTCATATAACCTGCTTTGGGCAGGGCAAGCAAGAACCTTCTCACCTGTGCCCGATTTGGTAATTTACAATGAAGGGACGAACGACGGAAGCGCAGACATTACTACGGCTTTTGAGACTATCATTAAGGCGATAGGCTATACAGGAACAGCCAACACATTTGCAGGACTAAACGGAACCAGGCAGCTTGTCCTGGAACCTTTTGGAGGCTACGAAGCCTCGAACCTACAGACTGTAGTGGCATCGATAGGTAGCCCTAATGTCATTTACGGATCTACGGCAGGTTTGTGGAATATCGCGGATAGCGTAGACAGTCTGCACCCTTATGCTTACGCTCATTTAGCGTTGGCTCCGCCGGTGGCAGCACTTGCGTTGCCACTTCTGAATCCTGCAACATCAAGCGGCCGCCTCTTTACGAGCCATCAGACCTCAAGGTCAAGGAACTAAACATGCGACTTTTAAAACTTCTGTTAGCTCTCACGATTATTGGATCTCCTGCAATCGTTTCAGCCGCCCCTGTTACATATTCATGGGTACAGATTGATACTACAGGCGTTCTTGTACCAGGAGCGACAGTAACCATCGGGGCTACAACACTAACATCAAACACAACCACTACACTTACGGCTACAACAGTCCCCAATACAGCGGGCGAACTCATAAACGGAACACGCGCCCAACCGTCAGGCGCACCGATTATGACTCTAATCGATTATGGTGATGGAGGGTATAGTATAACATATGACCCAAGTACTTATGGAGAGTTACATGTCCCCCTCACAGTCACCCTTGCTGGTCACACGTTTCTTCCGGCTGTAACAATAGTTGTATTTACGAAAGATAGTTCGTACATTTTAACGGCACTGCCGAATGCGGCACCCACAACCTCGGGTGGGCTGCCTACAGTAAACAGCAGCAACCAAGTCTCCGTAGGTGGTGTAGTCGTCACGACTAACAATGATAAAACAGGGTATAGTCTCACAACTACACCACCAACTGCATCACAGAATGCGGCTACTTTAATGTCGTATACTATCAGTCATGGTCTAACGTTTGGTCAAATCATGGTTCTCTTACAAGCCGCTCCGTCTCTAGTAACCGGTGTTACGAACACATGGAATGCCAGTACACATATATTAAGTACGGCTTATCAGTTCTCTGGTGATGGTTCACCAATCATCACAACATCGACACAATACCCAACGAGTCAGGTAACCAATCCGGCTGTCGCTTCTCGTACAACAACAACCGGAACGATACCTCAACCATAAGGAAATTATATGCCTCTCGGAGACGGAATAGGTAATGATCCCGGCAATAGTCTAGGGAACGATCCAGGGAGCGGAGTCAGTCAAGGTTCCGCTCCTACTGGTTTTCCTTCTGGAAATCCTGCTGGTGTTTGGCACACAGGAATTGACTGGAATTTACTGCCCGATACCTATACACGCCTACGGCCAACATATACCGAAACTTCGAGAGGGAATCAGACGATTAATTTTTCGACCTACCCAACTCAACAATTTAGAGGGACTATTCAATCTTATATTCCAATGAAAGGGCAAGGTATTTTAACCAGTGAAATGGAAGGCACGGCCCAGCACATCACCCATTTCTTATATTGTAATAGAATTGTAAATCATGTACCAAACGCGGCATCTACAGATATATTATTCCTTGACCGTATCGTAGACAGTAATGGACAAACCTACCGTGTAGAAGCCGCCGTAGACGATGGTGGACGTAAGCATCATCTCAAGGTGCCTTTAAGAACACTAAGCCCCGAGGGTGATTAAAAATAGGATTATTTGTGTCATAATTAAGTAAATAGATCAAAGAAAGAGTCATATGAAGACCCTCACTAGCAAAATTCCTAACGTTAAACTTAAACTACCTGTAGCTGGGGGGGCAACTATTCAGTTTACGGATGGTAAGTGTACCGTTTCTGATGAAATTGCAGATATTCTTATCTCTATAGGGGCAGCTCATTACAACATATTCAGACAATATAGTGGTCCATTTCCTCCAAACACCACCATCCTTGTTGTGCGTGATACAGGTTTTGGCGACGTTTTGCTAATTACTCCACTAGTCCGTAAATTAAAAGCTCTCGGTGCCATTGTCGATGTAATGTGTAACCGTGAGAATATGTTGATTTTTGATCATAACCCCTATGTTCGTCGTGTGTTTTCATTACAAGAAGATAATCAAAAACGTGATCGATGGGATATAACTCTAGATCTTCGTATGGTAGTAGAGAATCTTGAACTTGCCGGAACCCATGATCATCGTGTTGACGCCTTTTGCAAAGTGGCCGATATTGAAGCCGGAGACGACAAGCATCTTGATTTTTACCTTACTGAAAGCGAGATAGTATGGGGTAAAGATTGGGTATCTCTTATGCGAGGAGATCAACATACTACCATTGCATATAATTGGACATCTTCCCGCTATAATCGTAACTGGGGCGAATCAACTCACAGAGCGGTTCTAAATCATCTATGTACATTAGGTTATTCTTGTATAGTTACCCACACTACAAAACTCGATCTGTCCTCTTACCATCCTTCAATCATCAATGCTTCTGGCGATTTAAGTATGAGAGAACTGGCTGCTGTTCTTAAAGCCTCAGATGTTGTTTTGACTCCCGATACGGGCATTTTTCATTTAGCTGGTTCCCTCGATTGTCCTACAGTAGCCTATTTTGGGGCTATGGATGTCACAGAGCGCGAGACACATACAAAGCTGGTAACTATCGATGCACGTCATAATTGTGCGCGTTATCCCTGCCGCCAGTACTTTTGTATGAATAAGGCTGATGACGACCAACCACATTGTCTGGATATTCCCCCAGCGGAAGTTGTCAGTGCTATCGAAAAGATACTTGAACGTCCGACTCCATCATATCGGAAAAGCAACAATATGAAGATTGAAACAACCTGTAAAAAAGTAATTGCTACAACTCATTACCGAAGGCCAAAATATTCCCAGCAATTTTTTGATGCACTGGGGAAATGTAACAATATCAAAGATTATCTCGTACTTGTTCATATTGATATTGACACAAACAATTTCAACTCATGTGTAGAAGTACGTAAGATCGCACAGAGTTTTAAGGATAGTGGTAAGGCTGGAGATGTTCAAATCATAGTTTCCCATCCTCGACGCGGAGTTGATGAAAGTAAGTTATTTCTTCTCCCTCTTGCCTTTAGTATCTCTGATTACGTTATATTTCTAGAAGACGATACTATTCCATCCAAAGACGCTCTTGATTGGTTTGTGTGGGCTGGAGACAAGTATAAGGACGATACTGAAATAACATCCATTACTGGCTATAACCGTATATCAAGTATTGAAGGCATTAACCCCTATCAATATGAAGAGCAAGAAGCATTTATTCCCTGGGGTTGGGCAATGTGGGAAGATCGATATGAAGCCATCTATGGCCTTGATGGAAATCTTTACAGATCTAACGTTTCCAATATCAACGGAGAGTTTGACTGGTGGGCACGAGCCAATAAAGTAAAATGTGTATTCCCAACAGTCGCACGTATTCAATCTATAGGTGCAGAACTTGCAGAGCACACTCCATCTCCTGAATGGCACAAAGAAAATGAATTTAACGAATTTGGAGCATGGGATCTTAACTTAAAGGCAGGGAAGCATAAATGGACCAAGATCTAAAAAATACTACGGAATCGTACAAGATTGATCTTCTTAGAAGCATTGATCAAATCAACACTACACAAATTGACAAAGTTGCCAAGATACTACATGATGTTTGGCGCAATCATCATCGCCTATTGATTTGCGGCAATGGTGGTTCGGCTGCAATGGCTTCTCATTTTGTCGCTGATCTATCTAAAGGAATTGCCATTGAGACCGGTGAGCACGGAATGGATGCTCGATGTCTTACTGACAATATCCCTCTTCTCACAGCGTGGAGTAATGATGTAAGCTATGTTGAAGCTCTTGCCTGTGAACTAAAAAATGAATTCAAAACACGCAAGAAACAGAACTACGATTGTCTCCTTATAATTTCTAGCAGTGGGAATTCTAAGAATATTATGGAAGTTCTTAAAGCTGCTAAGGAACTAAAGCTTGACACCATAACCCTTACAGGTTGTGGTGGTGGTGAAGCTCTCATCTATTCTCCGGTGCCGCTTGTGGTTAACAGTGACGATATTCAGATTTGTGAGGATATTCATGGAATAATGACTCACATGATTTTTCGTAAGGTTGTTGATATTGTTAAATCGCAAGTTCAGGTATCAAATCGACAGATGTATATTCAGATCCCTCAAGGTCATGGTGGTGGTCTTGATGACGTTACTCCTGAAAAAAGAGATGAAGTGCGCAGACAGTTGGAGTTAAGGTAATGAAACTTCTTTGTATGTCTGATATCCACTGCGAGTTTGAGCGGTTTGACCCTGAAATGATGCCAGAAGCTGATGTTGTGATTATTGCAGGAGATCTTACAAATTTTGGAAATTGGAGACAACACGAATATGACAAAGCTAAAGTATGGCTGAATCAACTAAGTGAAAATTACCAATCAGTTGTGTGGATAAGCGGGAATCACGATAATGGAATATCTAGTAATTTCACACATACATGTTGTTGCATAGAAAGCCACAGATGGACACTATCAAATGGAATGTCAATTCGTGGTGTTTCAGAAACAAGTTTGTTTGGTCCAAACTGTTTCAACTGGAATATGACATCCAGTAAAGGGCAGCAAGAGGAAACATGGAGTTTTCCTTATGTTGATATTGTAGTCTCTCATGGGCCGCCTTTTGGGATATGTGACAACGGTCTTGGTAGTCCATACGCTCGTGCCTATATAGACAAACATCATCCAAAGTTGTTTATCTGCGGTCACATTCACGAAGGCGCAGGAGAATACCAACATTATAATACAAGAGTTATTAACGTAGCTCGTAGATGGGTAGAGGTAGAAATATGATAACACCACCAAAAGACTTAGTTATTGCTGTTATCAGTTTTAATTTGGGAATAGTGTTTATGCACTACTGGACAATGTGGTGTAAGCGACCATTTAAGGATTAATTTTGAATTTAAATTCTCTCAATATAGTGATTGATTGTGACTCCGGTGGATCTCCTGGTGGTTGGTGGCCTGAATCGCACTTAGAAGGAAACAGATATTTTGGAGGGAGCGAGGAACAGGCTCAATATACTGCTAAATATCTTGTAAAACTTGGTCATCGGGTCACTTTTCGCAACGATTGTCGTGACCATGCTGGTGTTTATGATGGCGTAACCTATATCAATTATCAAGATGGTCCTGCTCCAGATTGCGATGTCTATTGCTCCCAGCGTAACAAGAATTTAGTGAGAGAACGACATGCACCATTACAAGTTCTTTTGTGTCACGATATTCCAATATCTGACCATATGTTTACACACGAAGAGATTGAGAACGGTGCATTAAAGAATGTTGATCTTATAATTCTTCTCAATGAGCATCACAGAAAACTCTACATTGAACACGGGGTGCCAGCATCAAAAATCCGCGTATGTCCAATTATGGTTCCAACGTTTGATATAAATGTAGAACGTATTCCTGGCCGCTGTGTGTATTGTAGTTGCCCTACGCGTGGCCTTGAACGTCTTATGAACTATTGGTCGGAAATTAAGCGTCGTGCTCCTCATGCTACCCTACAAATTTGTTGGCGTTTCAGTATCGCACACGACAGAATGTGTGATGTTGATCGTCCTTGGTTTGAGAAATGGGAAAACGGCAATGAGGAACTTGGTGTATTACCACTCAAAAATTGTAGCCATGATGAACTAGCTATTGAATTATCAAAAGCAGAGTTACTAACCTACCCTTCGACATTCGATGCGGAAATTTCCCCAGCGTCCACAATAAAATCCCAGATTTTTGGCGCGGTGCCCCTCGTTGTAAATTGCGGAGGGATGCACAATACAGTTGAATATGGTCATAATGCAGATTACAACGATTATCCGATTGCAGTTTCAAACGCACTAAACGATCCTGACTGGCAACAGAAAAATCGCGAACTTATGATGCCAGCTATTAAGGATAAATACGATCCTGATCGTGTTATCCATATTTGGGAAAATATCATTAAACAAGCGATTGATAGAAACGCGCACAACAATGGCGTTAATGGACCAGTAAAAATTTCGACCGAATACCCAATCGCCTACGAATCGCAGGATTATCAAAACCCTCTCGGCGCATTGTGGAATACTGGAAATCCGGAATTAGTACAACGCCTTCTTTCATTTGATATAGAATCCCACCTTGATCTTGGCTGCGCTGGAGGTAAATTTGTACGTCAAATGCTTGGTGAAGGTGTTTTATCAATCGGTATAGAAGGTGCAGATTATCCAATCACAAACGGCAATAGTGAATGGATGGGTAAATACTCTGATCATTTCTTCACAGCGGATATAACAAAACCTTTTACCCTCACGTATGACAAATTTGATGTCGTAACATCTTTTGAGGTTCTAGAACATATTCACGAAGACGATCTTACTATGATGTTCTGGAATATAAGCACACATACACACGAAGATTCGATCTGTGTTTTCACTGCTTCGAATGACAGTTCATGGAGTAATGGTGTTGATCTACATGTGACTAAGTGGAATTACGATCAATGGATTAACAAATTCAAACAGTTCGGTTGGAAACCCTCTGATAAACAATCACAGTTTGAGGAATCTGATTGGGGAGGTTGGATAGGGCCATCGACCATGCATTTTGTATTGGAGAGAACAAAATGAAATGCTTCACCTTATCTTGTCCTAACGATGGTAAGATTTCCAAATTATTACCTAACTTTACTACAATTGTGTTGTGTATTGATTGTTATGAACGCGAGCAGGAACGTGATTTACAGATATATAAGAGTAATAGGGTACATAAAGAGATTATTGAATGGATTAAACCAGAAGATAAAATGCCAGATGTTGGAGAGCCAATAATGGCTATGATAGGCACAGGTACAATAAAAACACTTAAATATATTCGCTTAACACACGGTGGTTGGAAATATACACATGATGACAACAACGATATTTATATAGGTCATTCTACTGTTGTTTATTGGGCGCGTTACCCAAAAGGTCCTAAAATAGTGCCATAATAAAATATGGATTCAGCACTAAAAATGAAAGCTGGAAGTAGCCAACACTTCCGGGATTGGCGTTTAAAAGAGTCGTTGAAATACAGAAATGCCTTTAATGCAGCAACTCGTGAAGCTATTTTATTTGTACAGGCAATGGCTATTGCTAACCTTGACGAATTAGTGTATAATAAGGATAGACCACCTTTCGACAAAGAATTAACAGAAGAACTTCGTAACTCATGGTTTACAGCAATTGTAAGAACCGGGGATACAGTTCGTATGACACTTACAGCTACCTCAGAACATGCAGGTTGGCTTGAGTGGGGGACCGAGAGACACGAAATACCTCTTGTTGATGCTGATGCGTTACACTGGATCAATCCCGAAACTGGTGTACCACAATCTCGTAACGAGAATAGTCTCTTTTGGCCTCATATGGTTTCTGGTATTCAAGCAACACATTTTCTTGAAAATGCTGTTGCAGAACATGTTCTAGAAATTGCAGCTATTTATGATCGAGCATTGCGCAATATATAAAAGAATTGGAATGTAAATTGGACGATTTAATCATATTCATTCGAAGTCTTTTGGTGAATGATGCGATTATATTAAGTCTTTTCCAAGCTGCGGGATTAAGTGCTGTATCTGTGACTTCGCCAAGAGAGCGAAAAAATGCTTCGTACCCTTCCATAATTGTTTATGGGTATGAAGATAACCAAGAAAGTTATGGGGATAATACTCTTGCAATCTTTTTTTGGGGGCGTTTTAAGTTAGAGATAGTGACCCGTAGCAACCCTAATATTGACGAAGACGCTTTAGGAACACTAAGAGCTATACAGGTTCGAATACAAGACATTTTGCTTGGAAATCCATTGGTAGGGTTTAGTGGCATCAAAGGTCAGAATGTATCGGCCAATTACAGATGTGATGTTTTTCATCAATCTGCGCCAACTGGTTATTTGCCAACAACCGATCCGACCTATGAACGTTGGGGATCGACTTACAAAGTCATGATGAATCGGATTGGATATTGATCTGTTTTGATCTGTATTTGTATATTTAATTATTTCGCGAATATAGCGAATGTGCAGTAAACAGAAATAAGGAAAATATACTATGGCACTACCTACAGTACAACCAGCGCGTGTAGGCGTACAGGCGCTTATAATCTATCCATGGTCGGCTGGGTCTAGCTACCCATTCCCTTCCAATGTTGCGTGTAACCTTTATGCTCTCAAAGAGATGAACATGACGAAGACTTCAAAGTCTGCGCGTGTTACTGGCGGAGAAAGCGTACACCAACTTGATGCTTTTGAGACTGATCGTGAAACCAAGTGCAAAATCAGTAACGCAAAGGCTGATCTTCGTTACTGGCAGCTTCTTCTTGGTGGCACTTTCATTCTTGACCTTGCGGATTCGTTCGGCCCAGAAACCCAGTATTATACCGAAAATCTTAGTGACCGTTCTGGTTATGTGACAGTTGTCGGCGTATCCACCAACGGTAATCCCCAGGAACTTTATGTGTTCCCGAAGATGAAGATGGATGGCAACATTGGTTTCAATTTGACACGAGATGCTGTTACCGATATCGATGTTGATCTTCTCGCCCTATGGGATTACACCTACGTCCGCCAAGACGGTCAAATCGGTGGAATAGCAGAGCGCTTCTTCGCAAATGGCGCTGTACCTGGCTTCCACTCCTAACGAATTACGGTTCAATGTGAGGAGGAGTTTGTAATTCCTCCTCCTCTATCATATTACGATTATTGGCACATGAGTTGATAATCACTACCCCAATTAAGGAAGAAAAATGGCTGCCAAGAAGAGTATTGTTGCTGAGAAGACTCCTGAAGAGATTCTCAATCCTACACCAAAACCGTTTTCAAACAATGGAACGGACTACGAAATATTTCCTATGCCAGATGGTGCTCTAATGAAAGTGACTGATGCTTTGTCGTCGGTCGTATCTATCATTGATTCCGTCGCACATTTTCAACTCCCTCCTGAAGAGCGTCCCATATTTTCCTCAGCGCTCATGATTCCTATCGTCCCTCAAATTCTCAAAGTGCTACTTCCGAACGCTACTGTAATTATCGCAGCGTCATTGCGACAACCCGAGTCTTGGGTTTCTGACAATCTTCGTATTCACAAACGTCTCGAAGCTCTACGTCTAATAATCGAAGCTGAAGATATACCACTTATCATAAAAAACTTCGAAGCGCTGACGGGGATATTCGGCGACCAGACAGCGCTAACAAACTTGACCGAGCCTTTGTCTATTCAATCTTCGGAAGAGAATATAGATTCACTAAAGAATATATAATGTCATCAATGACAAGACTTCAAATTCAATTATATTTGGAGCAATTGATAGACCAAAAAATTCGCGAATCCGGTGGTGATCCCGATAAGATTCGCCGTGAAAGTGAAGAGACTCCTCAATTAAGTGGTGAGTCTTTCGATACGTTCTTTCGATAGTTAAAATATAAAGACAAAGTATAATGTCAGAAGAAATTGCAAATCCCACAGTAGCGCTCGGCGGTGATCTAACAGGGCTTGATAGAGCCCTGATGGATGCCGAACGCCGCCTGGATGGTTATGCCAAAACTGTAGAAGCAATTGGTGAGCGTGTTCAAAAATCCCTCGGCGGCCCTATCACTGCACTCAATAGACGCATTGATTCCCTTGTTGGCAAAATAGATCTACTCTCCGGGTCTTTCAACGGTCTCACAGCAGCCTCAGACACTCTAAATCCAAAACTAGAAACTACAACTACCTGGTTAAATGGCGTTCGTACATCTGCTGGTATAGCACGAACAGAAATTCGCGGTCTAGCAACAGATTTGGGCGTTCTCGGTCGTGTAACTGATGCTATAAATAACGCTAATAGAGCTGCTGGCAATACTGGCGGAGGAGGCGGCGGTGGTGGACGTGGAAGAACGGCTGCAGGTGGTGCTGGTGGTCGCATAGTAAATCTAGACGCGGCTCGTGCTAAAGCATTTGAAGGCAATAGACTTAGTGCTATAGAATACGACCAATATTTAACTGGTAGGTTAAACGCTTTAGAGGCAGAGCTAGCCGCCGAAAATAGAGCGGTAGCAGATAGTGTTGAATATCAAAGACTCTTGAACACACGGCGTGGCCTTGGAACAACAGTGGCCAGGGAAGCGGCTGCTGACGAAGTCCAAGAATTTAAAGAAGGCGAGATAGAGAAACTTGCCAGCGCCAAAACACTTGCTGCAGAACGCATAGAAATGGAAAAGGAAGTTGCTGCGGCAGAAGCAGTACTATACAAATACGAAAAGGATATGTTTGGTGCAGCTGAAGCTGACAAATTAGCGTTAGCACGTATAGTAATAAAAGAAGAAAAAGATTTAGAAAAACAACGAGTCTTACTCGCTAATTTTGGATATAAAGAAGATGAAAAAGCGTTTAGGCAGAGTGAGGCAGAAAAGTCCGCAGCCTTAGCCCTTTCTGTTGAACAATATCAACGTTCTGAGGCTATTAAAACAGCCGTTAATAAAGCTGGGAGTGTTGAAAGGGCCGAGAATGAAGCAGATGCTATGTTGGCTGCTGCTTCAAAACAAGGTAAGATTGACTACCTACAATCTCCCGAAGCCATAAAAGCACGAGCAAAACAATCTTCTCAATTTACAGGTTCTGGTTCGCGTGATCTTATGGGTCAATCCTATATGATGGCGAGTGCCGGGTTTGCACTTGCGGCTGCTGGTGGTGTTGCTCTATATGGTATTGGTGAGCTTGTAAAAAATGGTATGCAGACCGAAGATATGATTAAGCGTATCCAGGCAACTGCCGGTGATACTAGACCATACGAACAAATACGTAAGGAAGTAATTGCTGTTGCCAAAGCTTATGATCAGATGCCTGATGCTGTAGCGCAAGCACTATACCCTGTTGAAAGTGCTGGATTTAAGGGCGCTGAGGGAATGAAAGTTCTTGCTAATGCAGCCAATTTTGCTAAAGGTAATGAAGCAGAAATGGGTGATAGTACTGAACTATTAACCAAAACATTAATTGCCTTTAGACTCCATGCTTCTGACGCTGCGGAAGTTACAGACATTTATACACGTGCCGTTACCGATTCACTACAACCCGGTAAGGAAATGGTCCCGGCGTTCGCAAACGGCATGGAGATGGCGAAGAATGCTGGTATGAGTGTGCAGGAATATTCTGCTGCGCTCGCCAACATGACTCAGACAACTAAGAATGCTGCAACTGCATCTACGTATCTTAAAAACTTCATGAACGGCCTTATCAACCCAACGGTTGCTATGCGCAAAGAAGCAGATAAGTTGCATCTTAGCTGGCTGGCTTTGGGTGAAGGTTCCGAGCATATTCGAAAGTTTGGTTTTGAAGAGACAATACAGGAACTTGAAAAGGCAACCGGTGGCAAATCAGACATGCTCGATAAGCTGTTTCCTGATATGCGTAAGAATCAAGCTGTCTTTTCATTGCTGAATGATGGCGGCGTTCGATTTGCCAAAACACTTAATGATATTTCCAACTCAGCCGGAAGTACAACAAAAGCCAGCGACATGATGAATACGAGTTTGGAACAAACTCAGAAACATTTTAATGCTTCAGTGGCCTCATTCGCTTCAGATGCCGAGTCTATATTAAAACCTACAGTCATTAAATTAATGACAACAATTGAGGGGGCTATTACTACTTTTAACGGTATGTCACCTGCAATGGAAGGTGCTATTGTTAAAACAACCACATTTGCTGCGGTTAGTGCTGTGTTGATTGGTGCCCTATTCACAATTGTTGGTTATGGAATGCGTATAGGTGCAGCGTTTAAGTCTTGGGCACTTCCACTATCAGTAGTTACAACGGAAACAGGAGAGTTGGCTGCTGGAGGTATTGCTCTATCAGAAGTGTTCGGTGGCCCTGTAGTTTGGGCAATAACTGCTTTGGTAGCAGTAATAGCCGGTCTCATTTATCTATACGATAAATTAGGTGATAGTCACACAAAAACTAATCAGGATTTGCTGGATGAGCAAGACGCCCATTTGAAAGCTGCACGAGCAGGGCAAGAACATGCACAAGCTACATTGGCCCTGCTTAAACAACTCGCTGACCTGAATGACAATAAAGGGCCAAAAACAAAAGAGCAATTAGATGAAATTCACGATATTCAGAATAAAATATCATTGCTATCTCCTGATTTGGTTAGCGGCTACGATGCTCAAGGTAATGCTATCTTAGTTATGGGCAACAACGCGGCTACTGCAGCGAACAATCTTCGAGATATGACCGCAGCGGCTCAAGATGCCCTCGAAAAAACAGATCTGGTAACTGCTCAAGGTACGGCAGAACAAAGAGACGACAATGCTACGGATATCAAAAGATTACAGTGGTCTCTCAAGACCGGTATGGTGCCCACAGAAAATCCTAATGGTAACGCATTGCCGTGGTTGAAAGGGTGGCAGTTTAGAGATGCAGATCCCAACAATCCAGAAGATATGAGTAACCCATACACTTCTCAGTATGAGGGTAATGGATTATTTGGCAGTGGTGATGTAAATGGTTTAAAAACTTCAGTTCTTCATCATGGAACCCCTCAAGAATTGTCTGATGTGGCAGCACAATTACGTAATTTGGGCACAATACAATCAGGCTTAACACAAAATTATAATCAATCAAGAACAGATGCGGCAATGGACGCAACCAACCCCAATTCGTCCGGGGCAATTGCGCGAACTATCATTGAAGTGGGCCAGAAGATGGGTGCATCACAAAGCCAGATTCTATCGGCTGTTGAAACAGGTATCGTAGAAAGTGGTTTGAAAAATCTTCCAGATCTTGGGAAACACAACGATCATGATAGTATAGGGGTATTCCAGCAGAGACAGGGAGAGACAGACAAATGGGGTCCTGTTTCTAGCATGACAAACCCTGCAACAGCGGCAGCATCATACTATAATCAACTATTTAAGATTTGGAACCCTAATCATACCCCAGGTAACAATGCGGCTAATGTACAACAGCCTAGAGCAGATTTGCGTGGTCGCTATGATCAAGCTGAAACTGCGGCACGAAAAATTATGGATCATTATAATATTAATGATTTTGATCCAAACCGTCCTCTTCGCGCTCCTGATAATAGTAAAAAAGGTGTGAGTGATGGTAGTACTTCAGGTAAGGGTATAAAATCTTCTTCAGCGGCAGATTTATTATCTGAAAATCAAACAGAAAGTGAAATATACCAGTCAAAGATTGACGCACTGGACGCTGCTACAACCGCATGGGAAAATCATCTTCGCGAAACACATAAACCTATTGACGCGGATGTAAACGCATTCGCACTTCTTAATGAGAAGATGAAAGTAGCGATAAGTACTGTTAAGGAGATGAAAGAACATATAAGTATACTTTCTGACCCTGAAAAAATGAAGCATGGTAAGGGTGCAACTCAAGACCAAGAACATGCTTACGAAGCAGCAAAAGACAAACTTAAAGAATTAACCGCTGCACTTAGAGAGGCTGAAAATGGTGAGCATAGTTTTGGGGATTCTCTAGATGAATTTGCAAAAAAACATGCTGAAACATTAAAACAAACTGCTAAAGACACTGCTGAGGCTGCACGAGCATATGTGGAAGCTAGTCGCTCACTTCATGATGCGACTGCGTCCGCTACGGGCAAAACAGACTTGTCAGATAAGTTACAGGCCATTCAAGATCAGGCGCAACTATATTTGCATCCCACTGATCCAAAACAAAAACCACAATCGGCTGTTGATGTACAACGGTATGTCACGGCTGCTACAAATGCTGCCAAATCAGAAGATTTAGATACAACGATAGCAGCCACAGATCGCCAGACTCAGGCATTGTTCGCTTTGGGCGCAGCAAGTCGGGATAATTTACGTAATGGGTTTATAAAAGACATACATGATCTACGTGCGGAACTAGATGCTGGCACTATAACATCTGAACAATTCAATGAGAAAATGGCCCCTATTGCCGAAACTCTACGCTCCGCAGATTGGCAAGATGCCACAGATATGATTTCTGGCTGGCAAGATGCTGTTAAGGAAGGCCATCTCTCTCTTGAGAGCTATATCTCTGATTTGAAGACGTTACAGGGTGCTTCTCTTTCGCCGGAGGAGGCAAAGACTGTTGCATCAGATATAGCGACTGCGACCAAACAACAACTCGCCTCTACACAAGAGGATGCGAAAAAGACTGCTGATACAATTGGAGGATATTTCGAAAAAGCATTTGATGTACTCACCAGTAAAGGTAATCGATCTGAGAATATTCGTAAGGCTGGAGAGGATATTCTTAAAGAATACGAGAAGAAGTCGCTGACCGATTTCGTTAAAAAGGAAGTTTTGTCGGTTGAGCTAAAAGGTAAAAATCCGAAAGAAGATGCTACTAAAAAAGCTGCGGATGACGCTAAGGCATGGGTTGATAAATATGCTCAAGTAGGTAATATTGTAGTACCAGCATTGAATGGTTTGTCTGCAATAATTAACACCAGATTCCCAGAACTAGTTGCGGCCTTAACTGGTGTTGGGAAATCATCTGGATCTACTACACCCCAAGCACCCCCAGATCCTTTAACCGAGACACAGAAAGCAGTTGATCACGTGATCGCTACGCAACAGGTGGGTGGTGATGGTGGAAGTAGCGGCGGGAATGGAAAAGGCACATCCAGTGCAATTGGAGCCACACAAGGACTTGGTAATGTATCTGGTGATATTAGTGCATTCAACAGTATATCGGATGCAGCTAATTCTCCGCAAGGCTCTGTTTCTCAAACTACAGCGGATGCGAATGCGGTTACGGCAGGAGCAGCGGCTTTAGGATTGAAAGGTGACGCAACAACCCCTGTAGAAAAAACTTTAAGTAAAGTCCAATCTGGTTTAAAAGTTGCTCAAAGTGTAATGTCGTTAATGCCAAAAGCATCAACAGTCATAACTGCAGCATCGCAAGGTATGGCTGCAGCCAATGCTGCGAGTGCTGCAGTAGCCGCTGCTACATTAGGTCCTGTAGCCGGTGCTGCTGTCTCTGCCGCCACAACTGCAGCAACAGCCAGTGCTGGGGCGGCTGCAGCCGCCTCGGCGGCCACGGCTGGGGCGGCTGCAGCTAGTATAGGTGCGTCCGGGGCGACTGCAGCGGCGACTGCAGCCAAAACAGCATCAACTGGTATGGCAGGATTAAGTACGGCACTGGGATATGTCGGTCTTGCAATGTCTGTAGCACAGATGTTTGGGGCTTTTGGCAATGGTGGACCTTCTAAATATGCCGTTGGGGATGTTACACAAAAACAAGATTTCCAAGATGTGTTTACGGATTATAGTCCTATAGCTAAAGGTCAGTATACAGGGCAGGACGGACTACGTGCGCTATTGGGGACTACAAGTATGGGCGCTGCTGGCGTTCACAGTATGGAATCCGGCCCAGCGCCAACCCCCGCAAACCATACAATTGTTAATCATATTACAGTGAATGGCAATCCAGATCCTTCAGCTATTCATTCTCATATAGTTAATGATACTTCTGAGGCGCTGGGTCATCTGTTGACCATTGATAACGCCCGTAGAGGAACTTCGTGATGACGAACCAAACAACATGCACATTGGATGGATACACCTTTCCTTTTAACGCTCCTAAACAGGTTCCATACCAGCCTGTGTCAGCCACATACGAACCTACACTTCAAGGCGGTGTTATCACAACCTATGGAGTGATAGTTTCAGATCAAACCATAGAATTGATGTGGCCTACCATACCAACGGCTATATATAATGTTCTGGTAGGTAAGGTAGCTCTTGTAAAGAATTTAGTGTTCACCGACTGGAATGACCCGCCAACTTCCTACACCGTATTTTGCATGGATCTAAAACCTGCTGATGGACAATTAAAGGGCAGTTTGGACGCATTGATGAATGTAACCTTAAAAATGCAAGTCGTATCAATGCCGTAACGCAACATAATGACATACAACTTATTAAATACAACCCGACATGGAATTATTCGCTGCCTTGCATTGGAGGCTGATGGCGTCACCACGTTTATGGATGTTAGTTCATATGTACAAAGATATGAAACTGATCATACTGATGTACTTGAATCTCATAAACTTACATTAACACTCACAAACGCGAACGGATATTTTGACACTTATGGATCAACTACCGCTGCGAATGTTTTTGTTGAAGGTCGCATAATTAGTCTTGAAATTGGATTTTATGATCCATCAACCGAAACCGATTATTATTACCCAATTTTCTTTGGTTCGATTACCGAAACAGATTGGGAATATAGACGTTTAAGTTCTGATCTATTTTCTGTCATAGTTTTCGATCCCATGTATCCATTGTTGACCAAGAACGTCACAACTAACCCTTGGTACAATCAACAAGCAAATTTGATAGCTTCGGACATGTTATTTCAATATGCGAAGAGCGCAAACACCAATCTGTTTCCGCTGGACTACGTTGTTCCATTTGTGCAGTTTCCAGGAATGTCTGTTGCTGATGCCTTTGCAGATATATTCAACCTTGTACTATATTTCGTGTGGTTCAACTATACGGGAGCATTAGCGACGAGGCCAAGAGTTGGCAGTGCTGCTTCCGGCGCTCCTGCCTTAGTTGGCTGGCCTGACGCCACTTCTCCGCCGGATGATAGTCTTGTTTCTTTCGTGTTCCCTGACGGAACCATAACAATGACTATAAGACCAAGCAATCGTATATTTACATTTAATAATCAGGTTACGGTTTTGGGTCAGTCGCTTAATGAAGTAATTACCTATGGACCACCACAACTTCTTACATCGTTAGGTAATGCCAATACTCTGAATAGTATTTCTACAGGTAAAGGGGCGAGTTATCTTGTTCCGTTGACGCAGAATAGCCAATCTCAAAATTTGTTGACTGCTACCGGCGTTTACGCAGTTGTTTATTGTCCGAATTTTCACAATTCTTCCGGTGGTGATGTATCTGGAAGTCCCGATAATCTTAAAACACTATGTGCTGACCCGACAGCTATTACTCCTGATGGAACACCTGTTCCTATGGGGCCGTGGGAGAGTAATGGGCATAATAATGATACCGGTCCATATCCCGGTGTCATAGCCACTGATGACAATGGTCACGATATGGGGATGTTGTTTCTGTTGGTAGCTGCTCTCTCCCCGGCGACTGGATTAACTGTATGGCAAGATTTGCCATTCTTTGGTTACGCCAACTCAGACAACAATGGTTGGGATTTTGATATTGACATTTATGGTCAACCAGTTGCAAGCACTAACGCTACACTTACAAAGATCACTGATTACAATTCCATTTCATTTTCTTTGGCAACCGCTATTGATGTTTTTGGGGATCATCGGACTTACCAAGTGCTTAATCCAGAAGACTCTACATCCCTTCAACCATTAGGTATGGGTACACCCGTAGAAGTTTATGTGAATTTATCATCCCTTCCATCTCCCACAACACTATCAAGCAATGTGTCTCCGGTTGCGACAACAATTCCACCCACCCCTCAAACTATTCAAGTAGTGAGTGCGTCTGGTTACACAACTCCTGGTTCACCACCAAGTATTGCAACAATGAACGTAATTGCTATTGGTACTGGCAAAACCAGAGAATATGCAATAATTCGCAAAATAACAGGAACTACTTTTGCTCTTCAGAACTCATTACAATATAGCCATCTAGCCGGGGAAGAAGTAACCCCAATGACACTGGTTATTTCCGCTGATGGATTATATATATCTCAACTTGCGCAGATTGCTTACGAACAGGGCCAAATCGTTTTTTACGATATGACCTATAAAGATTATGGTTCGGACAACCCCCCACCAGTAATTTTAAGCTTGACTTCTCAACCAAGTGGGGGTGTAGATCTTGCATGGACAGTAGATGCTCATGGAGCTACCTCATATAGCCTATATCGAGGGTTAACTTCTGGGGGCGAAACATTACTTGTTTCGGGGCTAACAGGAACCGCTTATAGCGATACAGGATTGATAAATGGAACTCCGTATTATTATTATATAGTGCCATATTATGGAGCAATAGCTGGAACTGCATCCAACGAAGTCGAAGGAATCCCAGATGCCCCAGCGTTTCCAAACAATCAACCACCTGGGTATACATCGTCTGGTGGAACTTCAAAAACTGTAGAAGAAGCAGGTTATCCAGATGGTGAAACATTTGACTTAACCTATTTAACAGTACCTGCCCCACAAGAAATATTCCAAACATCTCGTTATACAACCACGAATGCTACGGGCGATTCGTTCACTTATACAATTGGTGGGTTACAGTTCGGTCGTGGCTATACAGTAATACTCAGTTATGGTGATCCAACAATAGTCCCACCAAACACAATTCCCCCAGCGGCTCCTAATTTGCCAACATCTGGTCCTGGTTTTCGTGTATTTAACATTATATTCAACAACGGATTCATAGATGAAAATTTTGATACATGGGCAAACGCGAACGGATCATTAGTAGCCTCAACTAAAACTTATGAAGGTATTGGATGTGATGCGTCTGGGAATATAATTATCACTTTTCAAAATGTGTCACCTCCGAGTGGAACCCCATCAGGTCAACAATACGGAAATGCAATGATTTCTGCCATAGAGGTCTACGATCCCCAAGGTATCGAAGCAACGGGGGCAGTCATAAATTGTGGTGACACAGAAATCACACCAACACCCCCAACAGTGGATGTGACAGGTGCATATTCACCAAATCAATTACTATACGGTATTAAAAATGAAGAAATAAATAACCCGTTGCTTGGTACATTAGATCAGTGTACTGAAACTGGTCAATGGTTTATGAATATGAACGCTTGGCAGCGTAATCCGGTTTATCAAAAAACCGCAAGTATTCCGATAATTGAGCCTGGTCAAATCATCAAGTATTTTAACCCCAGAGTTGGGGTTCAAGGGTCTGATCAATGGTCTTATGTTCAAAGAATTGTACGTGTTGGAGAACGCCAAGATGTTAAAACTGCTACTATGTATGATGAATATACAGGATTCTTGTTGTTCTCTCAAGAACGTGGTGGATTTACGCAACAACAACTAAATTCTAAACCTCTTGCTCTCTGGCCTTTAAGTGACGCTGTAAATGATGAGACGGCACAAAATCTAATTATAGGATCGACGTATACTGGCGCATACACTGGGGTGGTGATTTCTGGATCTTCATTATGTGCTGATCAGCCATTTGGGATGCAGTCGGGCTCGTCTACAACGCCTGGTATTCAAACGACTGTACAACCAGAGAGTCTGCCACAATTCACGATAGAGTTCTTGTGTAATCTCCCAAGCATAGACAACGGCCTCGGTTTTGCAGGAACAACAACGCAATGGAGTAGTTTAACCTCCGGAATTATGTTTAACTGTAATACCGATACAGCCAACGCGATTTACGGCGTCCCAACTGAGTTAATAATCGGCATGGCATTCACAGGAGGGACATACACTACAAGTTATACCCCGCGACCCTTCAATACACTGGCGCATATTGTTATGACTTGGGACGGTGTAAATCTAGCAGTATATTTAAACGGAGTTCTTATTCAATCTTTTATACCGTCCGGGACACCACTTGTGGGATCTAATTTATTTTCGCTTGGGTATGTACAAGGGAGTGGTGGAGGATACCCAACAGCAGATGGTTTTACTGATTCTCAATATAATAATCTTGCGATCTACAACTATCCATTGTCGGCGGGTGCCATACTTAATCATTACAATGCGATTGCGGTAACATAAATCATGAGTGGTCTCTACACATCAATTGTAAATACATCCCAAAGCCGAGCTAAAGCGGAAGCTAATGCTACGATTGAGACTCAAAAGGGTGCTGTAACACGTGTTTATACAAATGCAAATGGCACTTACGCAGCAGATGTATTGGTTGCTGGCCAAATACAGTCACTTATTCAAGTTGAAAATTCTACAGGTAATAATCTCAGGGCTGGCGATCAAGTTACTGTTAATAATACTAAAGGTAAAAATCACAACCCTCAGATTATAGGCTATGGGTCTTCCGGCACTGGGACAAATGCTCTTGCTGCTGCTTCCGCACAATCTGCAGCGATAACAGCCGCTGCTAATTTAGCCTCAATTCAACCACCAATCCTTGAAAATACATCATTTTTGTTGGAGGCTGCAAGTACTGAAGTTAAAGGGTTTGTACTTGATCCAGGTGCTAATGTTTATTTTGCGACAACTCCAGAAAGTGTAACATCAGGGGGTGTTAGCGATGGATCGCTGACCATAACTGCCGTACCGCTCGTTCTCTTCTCTTTACCAGATCCTGCCACCACTAAATTATTTCATAATACTATTGTTGATTTAATTGATAGTTATGAAACGTCAATGGGAATGTATCGCCTTGATGCTATTAACAAGATTTGGATACGTAGAGATGTAGGTGGTGGCTCATCGTTATTGTTACCGGCAACAACAACCCAATTAGGTGGTATAAAAGTCGGATCTGGTTTATCTGTTACTCCAGACGGAACACTTTCAAGTACCGGTAGTGCAGGGGGCGGTGTTATCCTTGTACCATCACTACCATCACCAACCAGTGGTAATCGGGGACAAATGTATCTATTGGAAGGTGTTGCACCAGCACCAGGTACTACTACTAAGTTAGCTGTCCCTGCATCTATGACATCTACAGGACCAGCTACGGCTTGTGTTGCTGCTTTTCAATTTAACGAGGGCACCGGCACATCCACACAAGAAGCGGCCAATAGCCAGACTGGTACACTGCAGACTGGTATGTCTTGGACGACAGGCGATGCAGGATATTGTTTGCTTGGTGCATCTAGCAATAATGGAGTATTATTCCCGGATACTGACCTGGTTTTAGGCTCCAATCCTCGCGAGTTCATGATAAGGTTTAAAACGGCGTCAGCGCCACTGGGTGTTTTATTCTCGATGGGTCCGGCTACAGGAGACGGTCAGATTAACATCTATACAGAATCAAATTTCTTAAAAATAAATAATGGCAGCACTATTGTTACGGGAACTACTGATGTAGTCGATAACAATTGGCACACAGCATTTTTTACGTTTGATGGCACGACTTGGACTATCTATTTAGACGGCTCCGGCACAGCCGAGGCTAGCGGGACCTTTACAACAATTACTGCATCAAATACAAATGCCTGTATAGGAGGATATGAATTAGTACTTGGCAATTACCCGTTTATAGGTAGCTATGATTTCTTTTACGCCTTTAACCGCCAGCTCACGAGCGGCGAACGTAGCAATCTCTACACGAATCCGTATTCGATATTTGAGACATTGGGGACAAGCGATACGCTTTACATCTCTATACAGACCTTATCTGGCAATGTTATGCAACAAATCATACTACCATAATCTTTTTAATTGTTCACAGACAAAAGACATTCTGGTATACTTAAAAAATGATATCCATAACAAATACACAAGCGGTTGTAGGCACTATTCTTGGACTATTCACAATAGCTTCAATGATATCGGCATTTTTAAGTAAGCGCAAGGAAGAGATATCAGCAGCGAAATCAAAATCAGATGCGGCAACGGCAGACGCGAAAGCGAAATCGGACGGGGAAATTGCAGAAGCTAAACGAATAGCTGAGTTAATCAAAGCAACGCGTGATACTGAAATAGCAGTTGCCAAAGCCGCTTCAGCGCAAGCGGCTTTAGACCGGGAACTTGAAGCTCGTAAAGAATTAAGTGATGCATGGTCCGAACTCAATGGCCAAAGAGCTACAATTAACGCGCGAGTCGATGGGCTTCAAGAAACACTCTATACTCAATTGCTTGATGCGGAGCGACGACTTGGAGATGTGATGCAACAACTTGGTGCGGCCCAGGCTGATATCAGAGCAGCTAAGGCAGAAGCTCAAAATTATAAGGATCTGTGGGAGCATGAGGTAAGTGTTGGTAAGGAATTAATGTCGAGAGTAAAAGTACTCGAAGATAACGCCAAAAAACATGATGACACCATGAATGTAACCGAAACCAATATTGTCACCAGAGCCCCAAAACCATAATATTGACAACTATTCAAAAATCCTGTATAATATAAGTGTAATTATCGAAAGAAAAGGATAAATATCATGCCCAGTATTGAATCAGACGTTCTTCATTGGCTCGTTGTAAAGCCATATGTATACTTTGAAACACACCTAAAAGGTATCGCTGATGAAAACGCAGCGACCGCCCAAATTGAAGGTTTGGTAACTCCACTTACCGAAAATCTTACAACTTATTTTCAGTCAGAAATTACCACACTTCTCAGCGCTGATGGAACTCTCAGTGAAGCAGCAGTTGCTGCAATTCTTCAACCAAAAAATGATACCGCTATTGCTATAGTTGTATCTGGTCTATCAAAGATCAATCCTGTAGTTGGAACAATCGTTAGTGGCCTGTCTGCGTATGCGGTCGGTCTCGTACCAGGCGCAATTGCAACAGCTTACGCTGCGGCAGTAGCAGCATTGAAGAAAGTCGCTTAAATGGCAGATGTTACAGAGACAGTCGATGTTAAGCAAACAGTGACCAATACTGCAACAAATGTCAGTACTGTCACTGCCGCTCATTATCAAAGCACGACCATTCATATTCGTGAAGCTGTACCTGAACATCCTCCACGTGTTGGAGATCCTCACTACAAATATTTTAACCAAGCCAAAGCACGTCTTACCAAACTTGGTAAGATGAAGTGCTGGGTTGGAAATCATGAGTGCGCTGGGGATCTTGAATTACACCATTCTTTAGTTGAATATTCACTACAAGAAGGTGTGGATATTTCAAAGTTCGAAGAACTATATCCCGAGTTCGGTCTTACATCTGATGAACAATTTTTGGAGTTCATAGAAGGTGAAGGGAATCTAACTGTACTTTGCCAAACCGGAGACACCCCTGTGTTGATGGCTGATGGCGACCAAAAGCCAATAAGTGAAATTAGTATCGGTGATGAAGTTGTGGGACACGACCTAAACCCTCATTTAGTCACTGGTACTGGAAGTCGGTATGTTAGTGAGTATATCAATATTGTCAATGGATATGGTGCCACTAACGAACATCCCTTTCTCGTTTCTGGGACGTGGAGGCCGGTTGTCGAACTTACCGATTCTATGTTCGTGCTTGAGGTGGTCGGAATTAGTTTCGAAGATTTGGAGATTCTCGATTCTGTTATCGGTTTTAATTCCATAGTTGGAGCAAAACGATTGATGACCTCCTTTCCCTCGAATGAAAGACATGTTACAAATCGGGCAAATTCTTTGTTTGGGATAAATCAGTTTGTCAATACTTCTACGCGAAGATTCACAGACGGAACTACAAGTGGTGTATTTACTGGCGACTTTGTGAGGCACGGTGAATTGCCCTTCACAGATACGACAAATGTTGATATCGTATCTAATATTCCGGCCCTCAAGGCACGGTGGGCAGCGCCTCGGCAAATTAGTAGAAAGTTCCATAGTGGTTTAGTATACCACATAGAGGTGTCAGGTTGTAACAGTTATATTGGTGGTGGATTGGCTGTACATAATTGTCGTCTTCACCATATAGGATTACGTGGTATTCATTTACTTCCATATCCTTTATGGCAACCACAACGTTTCTGGAAAGCGGATACTGAGACAGATGCAATTGTCATGCCAGCAAGTGGTGCAAGTATCGGTGATATAGAAAGCCAGCATCAGGAATGACCACAACGACAAAAACCCGTTTCCAAATATCTCTCGCATTCGTCCTGCAAGCTGAGGGCGGCTATACAGATGATCCTGGCGACAACGGAGGCGCAACCAACTTCGGGATAACCCACATAGACTATGACGCCTACCGGAAATCTAAGGGTGAACCAACGCAGGACGTGCGGCTCATTACACAGACAGAAGTAGAGGACATCTACAGTACGCGGTATTGGTCCCCGTGTCACTGCGAAGGACTGCCGGTCCCGCTCGATATCGTGACCTTCGACTGTAGCGTAAACGAAGGCATTGGGCGTGCAATCCTGACACTTAACCAGATTTTCAACACATCTGCAACGAGCGAGGAATGGTCACAAGCTTTAAGTGACGCTATTCACAACACGCAACACCCGGCGAACCTAGCGCTCGCTGACATCAATGCGCGCGTCCAGTTCTACGAGTACCTGGCCACACATTACCCGCACGATGAACAATTTTTACGAGGCTGGATTAATCGCCTTGACGCCCTGAAGACTGCCACCGACATTCAGGGATAGGAGGAAATATTATGAACCCATGGCTTTCCGCCATACTCGGCGGCGCAGTTGTTGCTGTCGGTGCATTCGTGTATCTTGCAATCAAGCTCAAAAACATGAACCTTTAGGAGAAACCAATGGACGCAACACCAAACAATCAACAGGGAATCGATGCCGATGCTGCAGCAACCGATGCAGTAAAAGAGACCGTTGATGAGATGGAGCCAGAGATTACAGCATTAGGTCAAGATGTGGCAGAAGTCAAGCAACGTCTTGATGCCTTGGAAAGAATGCTCGGCATAGGGACAGGAATTGGGCGGCAACAGATCCCTTTGTTTTTATCACAGATCCCACAACCGGAGGACTGAAATACAAGTAGATCCAAATGACCCACCAACCCTCGACAGTTTCGAGGACGCGCAATTCCCGGACTCCGCACAGGCACAGGCAGACAATAAGCCAAAGCCTAGCAAGCCTAAGCCCGAAGGCTGGCTTGAAAAAGATATCAACAACATCGTTGAGGAAATCGTGACCGTAGGCGAACCCAACGAAGACGCTTAGGTCTATCCCGGTTTGTATGGAGATAAAAATGAACATTGGATTAAAATCATCAGAAATTACTAAGTCGTTAGCCTATTTCGGTCAGCTCGAAGGTGCGGACATGTCGGTACTGGAAAAAGCCACGGCTGGCATGACTGGCACACTGGATCTCAAGCAGCCGGTGACGGTCAACGGGGTCACTGAGGCACTCGATATAGACATCGTTATTTCCCCCGATGTGCCAGCAACTCCAACAAAATGACTGCCAATCTAACAACCGCCGACTTTGATTGGGTAACCTTTGCCTTGTCGCTCCCGTTCGTCTTTAGTTTTGTAGGTAACGATCTGCAAGTAACCACTAAGGTTGACGAGATCAATTGCAAAGTGTTGTTTCACCTGAACATATCAGGTAACTGGATCGAAGCGCAGATAGCGGAAGTGGACGCCGGAGGTTTACCGATCACCTTCCTTGTCAAAGGCTTTGTGTTGAATCAAATTATGGAACATGTGTCCAAGCTACCTCCGCTGGTTACGGTTCACCGCAACAGCAATGGTGTAACAGTCGAGATAGCTGGGCTTGCAATCGAGTCCGCTGTAATTAACGCCAACTCACTCCAGGTCGCCGCAGAGTTCGAATAGAGGCACCCCATGCACGATGATTTGCTATCACTCAACTCATGCAATTTCTGCGCACTAACTCGCTAAAAAGGGGAAAATAGAATGAAAACTAGACTTTGGGCACTTATGTGTCTATCACTCCTGCTCTCCGGCCCGTCGTTTGCACAGACAATCGTCGGCCCAATCAGCCCGTCCGGGTTCCAGAACTACGGCGGCGTCACGATCAGTAACCCGCAATACCATTTGATTTTCATGGGAGCCTACCCATCGGCAACACAGTCCGCACTTACTCAGTTTGTTAAGTATATCGCGTCCAGCCCGGACCCGGTAATTCTGCAGTACGATTCAGGTGCACTCGGCGCATACTCATCATCGATCAACGTAGCCACCGCTTCAACGATGGATGTAGGGCCAGCGTCTACGGTTGTACAAAATACGTATGGGCCAACTGGCCTGCTTAACTCTATCCTGTCCAAGATCTTCGGCAGGCAGGGCGGCGGCAACGATATCTACGTCATATTTGTCGCACCTGGAACTACTTTTACTTGCAACGGGTATGCAGCAGGTAGTCTACATACATGGCTAACCTTCCGCAAGGGGCTCGTGATCGCAGTCAATTATTATACTGATTTCTCATATATGACGGAATTGTTGAGTCTTGAGATTGACGACACGCTGACAGATCCGCTCGATAATTGCTGGCATGAGGATGCTCAGGGGCAGAATCTAGGCTCCGGCATGTATGAGATTGCGGAACTGTGTGAGTGGCTGCCGAAGACGAGGGGTTCATATGTTGTTAATCAGGTCTACAGTCTCGCTGCAGGGACTTGCCAGTAGAGGAACTAAGACAAATGGATGAAGTTATGGCCTCCCCAACATTTCATATTTAGACCAGCCAGTCCAAATTTCTTTATCCTTCTTCAATTCAACCATCTGATAAGTTTCCAGTAAAGCTTTAGGGTTACGCAATTCGTCATATCGAACCAGAATAAGACGATTGTCTGACGTTCCGTAAAACCCCATGATTGCATGACCACCATGTTTCTGATAAGCTTTTAGATAGGCAAGTTGATGGGACTCAAAGACAGACCAACCAATAGGTTGGTCTTCTCTTATCCTTATTAATTTTTTAACCTCAAAACCTACCGCTCGACCGTCAGGGGCAACACCACTTATATCAAAAGGATTTTTCCCATAAGTGCCGTCTTTGACTCTCCACAACAACCATCCCTCAGCGTTAGCACCTTTTATAAGGGGTTGGTAAAGTTCACGTTCATTCATGTGTTTTCACTTTCAATAAGTTCAAGTGTATATACAAACTTTATCAGATACTTTTCAGGATTTTCAAAGTCTGGGGGACATGATACATTAGCTTTAAAGAATATTGCGGCTTCACACACTTTAAGACGAGCGTTGGTTAATCTACTTATCCAACTATCTCTTCGCTTACAGGCATCGGACCACACATCCCATGCATTGTATTTTTCTATCGTACCTTTAGGGATAGATTCCCAATGAATGCGAGCTAGTTCAGCTTTTTCAATCAATGTGCTCACTCTATATCATTCCCTGTCTGTATAGATGCCCATACCCAATAAGGCCATGTTAGTGTGAGAAGCAAAAATCTAATAGGACTAAATATGTGAGTGAGCCAATATGGTAGTCCCATAAGTGTCAAGCCACAAAAGAGATAGACATAAATTATTTCTCTAAACAACAACCCCGTCCCCACACAATCCTACCGGATTACCACAAAACGAACAAAATTTAGGTTGAATTACTGGACCATCAATAAGTTTTAATCCTTTACCTTGTTTCCATGTTTTTATAGGAATAAATGTCCATGCTTGCCCTCCCTCTGAAGGTATGGCAGTAGACCAACACAAAGAAAAACCTGTAGGTTTTAACGCTTCATTCACCATCGTTATACAGTCACACATTTATCTTCTCCTAATCCTATTAATGCTGAATATTTATCTATCATGTCATCCCAGCCAATTTCATAGATTTCAACGCCCATCTTTTGACACCATTCATCTCTTACTTTGTCTTCATAGGAACGCCAATATAAGATACGAATATTGGAATTATGAGAAACAATGGCTTTAATACAAGGTAGACAAGGTTGGTCGGTACAATAGAGTGTATCCCCTTGCTCTCTAGCTCTTGTTATAGCGTTGATTTCAGCATGAATGGTGTCTGTGCAGGATTTACCTGGTCCGCACGTGTCAGACGAACAGTGAGGGCTTCCTGAAGGTGTTCCATTATAACCTGTGGAAATGATACGACCTTCGCGAAGTAATACTGCTCCTACTTTACGACGTAAACAGGTAGAACCAAGAGCTACGGTATGAGCAATCAACATATAGCGAGTGTCAAGACTGATTCTGTTCATTACCCACCACCATCACTACATCCATAACCGTTAACTTCCTTTTGAACTTTTCGTTCTTGTTCGGTCATTAAGACAAAAGGTAAATTACGTGATTGAAAACCACAAGCCTGTTTGTGTCCGCCCCCACCATACTTGATAGCGATTTGTGAAAGATCAATATCAGGTCGATGTGGAGCACCATATAAGGAAATTGACCATTTATTGCCATCCCATCCAAAACCAAGACAGGCATCATGATCATCTGTTAACGCTGCGGTAAACAGGTGAGAATTATATCCTCTTGATGTATTTATAGCAAGGAATGTGATACCTTCCCAATCCAGAGTAAAACCGCATGATTTGATAGTTTTAGCATATTGTTTGGTTTGGTAATCTTGAATCAGTTTACCGTTTTGTAATAGTTCGTCAACAGTGCAAGCTGCATATTTACCGTTATCAAGCAGTCTATCCCAATATGAATATAAACCATGTGGTTTGGAATTAAGATCAACACTACGAAGACCGAACTGAAAAGTATCTGCTCGCTCGTCTCTCTTATCCCAAATATCATATTCCCCAGCGAGACGTACAGCAATAGGCTCAGGAAGTAACCGATCAATAAACATTTCCTTAACTAAAGTTTCTCGGGAACCCTCAATTAAATATTGCCAACAAAGACGACAAGCAGCCACTCCATCAATTTGCAGTCCGGGCAATTTTCCGTATCGGTCTATGGCAGTCTTGTGATGATCTATCCATATTACACCTTTATGATCCATCAATGAAGGAACATTAATGTCAAGTATATAAATGGTGTCGTCTTTGTCACACACAGGCTCTATGTCACCATAATCCCATCCGATGTACTCAACGTCTTTATCGCCGAGTGCCTTATGTGCAATTTCCCTGCAAAACAAACCATCGAAATCAGCCTTGTGATATATAACAATAGTACTCATATATTGATCCTTCTGTATGAAATTAATACAGTTATGTAAATCATCTTTTCGCAGCGGTAAATGAGGACAAACATGAACAACTCTATAGACGTGTTTGTGATAGTTGTTTATTACTCTCTCTACCATTATTTCACGCTTACTAACTTTAAAAATATTCATGCGCCAATACTCATTATAGGTGTCTTTCAAATGATCCCACCATGTCAACGGTATTGATATTGTGTGGCTGGTATATTTCTTTACTACAGGATCATGAACTACTTCTTCAAAGACATTGTTAGAAGCGAGTTTTGTTGACAGATCGTATACCATACCACGCAATCTATCACTGTAGTAAGAATTGGCCGTAATATCCAGTGATACTTCCATATCTGAGACAACTTCTTTGATAGCGTAATTTTCGAAGTCATACTCTACAGATCTAATTCCCATTTAAAAACTCTCCGACTTCCAGTTTCCATTTGTCCGGTACCCATCTAGTGCTGCTGAAAGGTATTGGCATGTGTAATGTTGAAACATAAGAAACAGTGGATGGTACGTTACCTACGTAAAGTATCTTTTTTGGTTTAATAACCTTGTGAATGTAATGTCCCATCTGATAATTACTATCAAACGCTGAGGCATAGGTGTAATACCCATTCCACCATTTGACTTTATATTCATCTATAGCTTGCCATAACCAACCATCATAATTCCACGGAACTTGGGGACGTTTATCATCATCCGCTGGCCATAATGGAGTATCACCAATGACCATGAAACCACCAACCGCGCCCATACCAAGACTCGGAGGCAATAACTTTGAAGCAGCAGTCGATGAAGTTATGGAGTTAATAGCTATAACCTTTAATTTCTCAGTTGGATCTCCGTTTTCATCCATTAAATCTCTAAGGTTGTACATGCTAGCAGGTAAAGTACATCGAATATCCGCATCGGGAATACCCTTGTAGAGTTCAAGATAATGTTCGCTTAACTCCCTAATCTTATCCGCCTTCGCCTCATACATCTCCCCACTTCCCCAGCGTCCAATAACGTTCTCAGGATCATCGTACATATAGAGAGTATGAGTATTTTGGGCCATCAACATAAGTTCAAGACAGCGCCATTGATGTTTGTTCATTAATGGCTGATCATGGTATGTCTGAGAGTAAGCATAGTTTGACCAATGAAAACGATCTACGATTACTCTTGAATGACTGTCGGCAAGAAACGTAGAGAAATAGGTGTAGACGTCAATAGGTGGTTTTGAATGATGTCGATAACTCCAGCCTGGTAAGAGCTTAGATAACGCTTTCGCGACCGTAGTTTTACCTGTATTGTCCGTACCTTCAAGTATTAGCATATTCTTTATTTTCCTTGTCAATATTGGGGAAATCAAAATCTAATAGATGTTTATTGTTCTTGTAAGAAGAATAGTCGGTTACAGAAACCAATTCTAACGTACCACTCGAACATCCATTAACTTCTACTCTTTGAGCTTCTTTAAAGGCTTGATGTTTAATATCTGCCCCTGACATTGCAACAATTATCACAGATATTATCCGCTCTGTTACACTCTTAATCCCCCAAACATCACACGGAGCATTTGGACCATAAGTTGTAAATTGCATTGGGTATGTGATACGAACAGAACAAGCTAGTAATTTATTCATATATTTGTCTTCACATAGTCAGTAAGTCCAGCAGCTTCACACAGGTCTTCATAGTCATTCAATTTGAAATCTGTGAGTGGACCGTTCTGAAGTTGACAAAAAGTTTCCCACAGGGAAGTATTGGCGCGTTCTGAAGTTGTGTAGTTGGAAGTAGAGACAAGGGAATCAATCAAAGTACCTTCGTTCTTATATCCACAAAATACTACTTGATTACCCTTCTTACAATCCTCTGGGTAGGTAGTAGCGATGACTATGCGCTCTGGAGTTGTAAATGCACAGATCTTCTTATGTAATGGTTTAGCTGCACCATTCGTATCTACCATTACAAACCCAATATTTGGATTGGCGATATGAAGATGTCGTAATAATTCAACCATAGCCTTTAGTGGGTTGCCTTGAGCACAAGCTTCAACCAGCACAATATCAAGTTCTGGCAGTTCGTATTTGAGAAAGGGAATTGTCTCTGCAACCGGAGCATCCACGAGCGGTTTTAGACAATCTCCATAATGATCTATAAGTTCATTTGCTGGCTGATCACAGTCTTCAGTCAAATTCTTCAAACCCATAAAGTGAATTGGTTCTCCGCTTAGTTTTGCCAATCCATTAATCAGATCGTTGTACATCGTCTGTTCTTGCAGTGAGACATATCCCACGAAACCTATACGCATTTAATTATTCCTTTATCTTCATGGCCTGTATAAACGATACTATCAGACCGAAAATTATCAACAAAGTCAAATTGCAGTCCCTTTTACAGTTGGCTCCATATTACGCCAATCCTTAATTCTCCAAAAACTGTAACGATTATTGCGGCCCCTTAATGGAGTAAAACCAACACAACCATTCGTGTATACTTCAAACTTCCACTTACTGCCTTTATAAGCGCAAGATAGTGAATATCCGCTAAGTTCAGTTTGTATCATGGTAATGCCTTGTTCGAGTAATCCATTGATACGAACTATTTCAGCGTCTGCCTTTCGTTGAGCTATTTCCTCACGATTAGTTTTATTTTTAACAATATCTTCTATACGTGCGAATTGTATAACTTTTCCCATCAAAAACTCACTTTCGTATACTTCTCGATTAAACCAGCAATATCTGGTGGGAGCCAGCCATCTGGTTTTGTAATTTTCTTGTGATCGGCAGTCGCTGGTATCTTCTTCATATTTGCAGCTTGAACAAGATCGAACCCTTCTTGCCATGGAAAACCCTGCATATCAGCGGTTCCAAGAGCGACATAAACAATATCAAGAAGGGCATCAAATTGCAGGGCCAAATCTCCCTTTTCAACTGCTTGTATATACTCTTCCAATTCCTCAGTCAGAAACTTTATGCGGAAATCTCTGTTGGTAGATTGATTGGAAAGTCTGATGTTGGAACACCAAACTTTCTGTGGAATGCTTGAACATCTTCAAAATTTGTTAACATAATGTATTATACCTTATTTTCCCTTAATTTTACGTGGCGCAACAGATTTTATTTTTGTAACCTTGAGTGAAGATTCCTTGTTTGAAACTGTAATAATCTTAGATGCAATGTCACGAGCAAGTTCTGGGAATGGCTCTTTAAGTTCATCAATACATCCAAGTTTAGCCGTAAATATTTCAGGTAAGAGTTCTCGTAACCCAACGATTTCTTCTTCATCTCGATTTAGGGCGCTGAGGACGATTGGCAGAACATCATTGACGTCCAATTTACGAGCGGACCCCGTTTCATTTGTAAACTCCTGACCATCACAAACAATCTTGCCACCACTATCTTTAATTTCTTCCATCAACGCAATCTCGGTACTGAGCATATATCCTTTCGCAAGATTAACCACCTGTTTTAACTTCAAATATTTCTCAGCGTTAGACATACCGCTCGATTCTAGTTTCGCAATAGCATCTTCTTTAAACTCCGTTACCTGAGCGCTGAAGGCAAGACAGGTAGAACGCAATGAGCAATATTGACAACCAGTACCAATTCTAGTTTCGAATTGATTACGCTCCAGTTCCCCATAAATCTTGCCACAGCGACCAAACGTTACCAAATCATCTTCTTCGGTAATGGTCCACTCAACAGTAGTCACCAGATTTACATACCCAATAACAAACCGTATATTTTTTGCCTCTGGGAACATGCGACGAACCGCCATAGTGTAGAGACGTGGTTGAAGTTTGTGTCTCCATACTTCAACCCCTTCATAACCACGATTTGTTTTATGATCCCATACAATGATTGTATTTGTTGTTTTATCGAACAAAATAAGGTCAATATGTCCCAGAATTGGAAGATAGCCAGGGTACATCTCAAAACTAAATTCATACTCTGTAGCTATAATCTCATATTCGCGTTTGTCAAGTAGATCCAGATACTTGCGTAGGTTCTTACGTTCATCAGCGTTGGGAATTTTTGACCAGTTTTCATCCTTGTCGATGATTGCGAAAGCCTGTTCCCCAGCTTTTCTTGCTATCAAAAAGCGTTCAATGATAGCGTGAACCGCTGTGCCAATAGTCGCATAAGGGCTATCTCTTCGTTCCGTCTCAACAAAGTTTTCATTAAACCACTTTGCCGGACACTCTTCAAATGACTGCGCAGAAGTAACTCTCAATGCCGTGATAGTTTTATTATTTGCTGTGTATTCCATTACGATTTCCCTGTTTTAATGTATTCGACATGACGTTTCTTGTCTTCGGCTTGTGGCATATAACCTGGCTTAGCATCCACTAAGCGCTCAAACTCAAGTTCCCAGTTCATGATAGAATTTCTCAAATATCGACTTAACTCATCTTTTTGTTCTATGGTTAAAGATGCCATATACTCTTGAAACCAAATAGGAAAATATAACTTGCCTTCAACTAACATTAACTCGTACTGTTTCATGTCATATTTCATTTATATATTTACCTTATCTTGCAGCTTCAATAGTGCAATATCTTTAATTACAGCCTTAACAGCTTCAGTAACAGCCCTGCTTAATCGAACAGATGGATCTTCAATTCCAGCAGCCTTTGCTTCTTCGTAAAAATCAGATAGATCATTTTCTGGTACACGCACTTCAAAATTAAGTCTAGTAAGTTTCATAAATTTTCCTGTTGTCTTTCTAATTCTTCAATGTCTTCTCTATCATCGGTCCACCCAAACGCTCTACTAACTCTATTCAACGCAATATCGTAATAGTTATCATCTAACTCAATACCTATAAACTTACGATTGGTATTAGCTGCAGCTACTCCGGTTGAACCAGATCCCATCGTTGAATCTAAAACTATATCATCTTCGTTTGAATATATCTTTATTAAATATTCCAAAAGAGGTACGGGTTTTTGAGTTGGGTGAACCGTATTGCCTTCGTTATTGAATTTTAGAATTGAAGACGGATAGTTTGTAAATTCTTGTGTGTAGATTTTATTTGAGGGTCTTGCAAAATTATGACCTGATTTATCTGCCTTACAAGATTTGTCTCCATTAACAATTTTATTAAGAAGTTTCAAGTCTTGCGGGTTATAATTCATTCTCCCTTTTTGATCAATATGTTTTATACTTCCTTTAGAGAATATTAAAATATTTTCGTGTTTTTTTAATGGAGAATTTTTTACGTGAGTAAAACCAAGACCCCTACTTTTCTCCCATATCCATTCATACTTAAACATATCAGAATTGCTCATAACCAAAGCACTTGTAAATGGTTGAGATCCAAACAGAGAAATCGCCCCGTTCGGCTTTATAACCCGTTTATACTGCTCCCATAGAGGCTCAAATGGGATAATTATATCCCATTTACAAGCGGTCGTACCATAAGGGAGATCACATAAAATCATATCTACTGAACAATCAGGTATTCTCTTCATCTCTTCAAGACAATTGCCGTGAATTAAGACATATCTATCAAGTCTCATCTTGAATTAATTCTCCAAATTGCTCATGAGCTAACTCTATTACTTCATCAATATCTATTTTATCCACCCTGTAAACTTCTACATACAAACCTAAACGCCCCCAAGAAGTGTCAAAACATTCTTGCTCTGCCGCCATTACGAATGCTTCAGCATCAAATTTGAATTTGAACTTAAACCGGAGATCCATTATCTTTTCCTTATAATTACATTCGATTCAGCGTAGAACGCTTCACCTTGCCATGCGCCCTTGACTGCTACGAAGTCACCAGCTTGAATATTTCTAAATTTATCAGCCAGCGCAGGAATATGTTTCTTAGCAATACGAACCAAGATAGCCATATCAGGATCTTCCAGAACGAACTTTATGTGATCACTTCCAAAATCAACTACTGTAACATAACCTGCAACTGTCAGTCGTGACCACGGAGCACAATCTTTAAGTACACCAAGGCCACTTATTTGATTACGATCTCTTGCCTCTCTATCGCACTGCTTCATACTCGATATAGGGCACCACGGAGCGAGTATTATTTGTTCATTTGGATCGGTGTCACCATTTGCTATCCCAAGCTTATCAATCTTTTTCTTTAAAGCTAAAGGAACAACATCAGAATGTAAGAAATTCTCCCACCCAGTATATGGTCCACCCTCAAGTATCTTATTGGCAGTCGCAGTTCCGATACTGAAGAGGTTGGAATATCCACCTATTAACACTCCCTCTCTTGGTGAGGAGAATGAGAATTTAGAATATCTTGGGTCTAACAATTCAACCTGTCCACCCATAAATTTAAACTCATTAATTACTGACTTTACAACTGATGGGTCAGACTCCAATTGAAGGTATGCCTCATAAAACTGTGCAGGGAAATGAGTCTTTAGATAAAGCATATAGTAAGATATTAGAGCATACGTAACTGCGTGGCTGAGATTGAAGCTGTAGAGTCCATGCGTAAGTATGGATACCCACCACTTTCCTATTTCTGCCTCTCGTACCCCGTTCTTAGTCGCACCCTCATAAAACATATCTCTATATTGTTCTACAAACTCGACACCTGCTGACCCTGAAACACCCTTACGCAGCTTATGAACGTCCTTCCATTCAAAACCAGCCAACTCTCTCGCAAAACGCATTACTTGTTCTTGATATACCAATATACCGTATGTTGATTGTAGGATATCGGCTGCGATAGGGTGTAGACTGCTAAGATAGGCTTTGAATCGCGCTGGGGAAAGTTTGTTATTTTTGTATGTTTCTACCCAGTCGCCCGGTCCAGGTCGGCAGAGAGCGGATGCAGCTACTAGATCATCAAAAGTATCAAGCCCTATCTCTTTAGATACTCTCAGCGCTGATGCACCATCTAGTTGAAAGACTCCGCTCATAAATCCTGATTTGGCCGTCACATAACTCTCAGCGTCGTTCAAGGGTAAGGAATGTAACCACTGAGTATCTTTACCTATGGCTCGTAGTGTGAGAGACAGAACATCAAGGGCCTCTACAGATAGGAAATCCATCTTTAAAAAGCCCATCTCAACTGCGCCTTTTTTATCTACACAGGCAATAGGCATTTTATCCTTATCATAAATGACCCCAATATGATTCTCAAGTGCATCTGGACTAATTATGACTCCACAAGCATGTACAGAAGATTGGCGATACTGACCAATGATTTTCTCTACGATCTTCAATTGTGGATAGTTTGCCAAGACCGTTAATGCGGCTCTGTCTCTGATATGATCGAATGTTAAGGTATCTTCAGAGAGAGCATTGGACAAATCACCAAAGACAGAACGCGGAATGTCATAAGCGCCAGCAGCATCCTGTAAGGCGCTCTTGGCCTTTAACTCCATGATATTAGCAAGTTGTGAACAGTTGTTGGCTCCGTAGATGTCATACACATGTTGAACAGCAAGATTGCGAACTCTCTTTTCAAAGTCAATATCAACATCTGGTGGGTCAGGCCGGTTGTCATCGTAGAAGCGTTCAAATGATAATTTGTGGTAAATAGGATCTGTCTCTGATGCTCCTATTAACCATAAAATACAACATCCCCCAGCACTACCACGACACATGACTAAGGAGGGTAGGGACTTCGCCCAATTTACAACTTCCCAAATAGCAAGTATATAGTCACAAAAGCCTTTACGACGAATGACTTCGAACTCATGCTGAACACGTCTTACATAGCGTTCATCATTTATTACGTTTCTTCGCCCCAGTCCTTCAACAATTAATGTCCACAAAAATTGTTCAGATGTATGTGTCTCAGGCAGCCCCTTAAATACAAACTGAGTCGCTTTAGGAATTTCAACATTACACATATCTGCCAGCGTACCGGTATTATTGATGGCCTGTACTAATTCCTGCTCGGACGCATTAGGAGCGCATATTCTGGTCCGTTCCAACAATTCCTCAGCGCCACAGTAGTACTGAAAGTCAGGTAGTTTAATCTCTCGCTCTACACTATTAACTTTCTGGCGTGTACCGACAGACAACAACAAGTCTTGCGCTGGGTAATCTTCTGGACGCGGGAAATGAGCATCAGACGTAACCACCATAGGAACCTGTAAATCACGAGCTATCTGAACAAGCCAAGGTAGGCTTGAATGAGAAATATCAAGACCGGGTTCGGGGACAAGTTCTATATAGTAATGTTCGATCTGTGTTCTACGCTCATATACAAACTCATGAGCAGCTTGTGGATCTACATGGTTAATAAGACGTGATGGATATCCACCAACACAACCACTAAGGACAAGGAGACCTTCTTGGTGTTGAGCTATTAAACCCCAGTCAATTCTAGGTTTATAATAAAATCCATCAGTCCATGCCAACCTATTTAATTTCAGAAGATTTGAATAACCCTTCTGAGTCATGGCAAGAATTGTTACATGAGCATCAGACTTAGCTTTTAATCTTTCGATACCGCGCACTCGATCAGTGTGAACGTCTGTGATATAGAACTCAATACCAAAGATTGGCTTGATATCTGTCTTCTCAGCAGCTATTTTGAATGGTACATGGGAAAAACAGTTTCCATGATCAGTTATCCCTATGGCTTTATGACCTAATTCATTCGCTCTAGATAGTATTTGAATAGGCAAACCCATTCCGTCAAGCCACGAGTAAGTACTATGCCCATGAAGATTAACGAATACCATTATATTTGTTCTTTACGCAATCTTTCAAATTCAGTTTCAATTGCTCCGCAGTCACAAAGAAATGTAGAATATTGCACTGACGAGCAACATGGATGATGTTCAAGTTCTGTTCCATAGGATTTCTGAATCTTCCAAGCGACATCACAACTTAGAAAATCAAATCTTGTAACATCAATGAGATCTCTCATATTCCTTCTCTTTCCACCCACATCTTCGAGCCAGTGTTTTTACAGGTTCGATATTGGTTGTGTCAACTTCTACACTGAGATTGTCCACAGAGCGTTTTGAACGAGTGCCAAGACGGTAATATTGGACATTACTATGGAATACTTTTGCTTCTTTTTCTGTTGTGAATTCAAAGATCATTGGTTACTTCTCCACTCTTCGAGATGTTTGTCCCACAGGATCTTGTTTAGTTCTTTTCGTGTCAATTTTAGCTTCTTCTCTATTATTGACTGGTCTTCTGAAACAGGCAACAGATAATCTGTGCCTTTCTCAGTAAGTTGCCATCCTTTGTTTGCTGGGTAATGGACATACCCACCAGTCTTTAGTTCTTTGAGAATGGCAGAAATTTCTTTGTTTCCAACAGGAACCTTTCGCTCCTCTACCATTTTCAATATTGAAATTTCTTGCTCATTTAACATTTATATTGTCCCTTCTCATACATTATACCACAATTTTTCATAATTTACTACTATATCCAATCTATTCCAGGCTTCCCTTCATATCCTTTTTCCCATACGAACCATGCGAAACAAAGAAGGCCGCTTTTAGCCTCAACTAACTCCCGGCCAAAACCTACCCTTTTTGAAAATACATGAACACTCTTCAATGGACTAGATTCCAAGAACGGCTTGCGCTTCTGTCCTTCAAGAAATGTGATACGAAGTAATAAAGCAACCTTTTTCTCAGCGACTTCCAAAGCTTTCTCAGCGAACGCTTGAGCATCGCAGTACGGAGGGTTTGCGATTACATTATCTGTTTCATTTTCATGGTTTGTTAAAAAATCAAACTGCCAGGCATTACCCACTGGGTAATTACGATCTTCTATATCACTTGCAAATACTACTCCATCTTTATGACGCTCTATAATAACATTTGTCATCCACCCATCACCACAACAAGGGTCCCAAATATCACCTTCAAATACTTCTTTATCGAATAGTGAATGAGTGGCATGTGGTGGCGTTCTATAAAAGTCAGTGGAAGAGCGAACGCCAGCAGTCGTAACTCCCATCATTAATTGGTTTTTCATTATTCTTCTGTATTTCTATCTTCCGAATTAGTTTCTACGTCGTTCACCAGAGCAGCCTTATCAGACCAATTCCAAGCCCTTGTGAAGCATTTAGAAAACCAGTAGCTGCCCATTACTGCTTGCATTTTTAACCATAAAAATTCATAACACCAATATTTGCCAGCGCGACAACCTTTAAATTTAGGTACTTTTCGCACCGGGCAAGAAAAATGAATGTAAAATATTGGTAAATTCACCCTAACACTCCTAAATCAAAAGGTTTCTCTATCTCTGTGAGCAATGCATCAACCAGACTTATATCTAACGTCCAATCTACAGTTGATCGCTGGCGGTACTTACTACTTGCATAAGTAATGTATTGTTGTGCTTGTTTGTAAGTCCATCCGTTAACTTTTGCTATATGTCGCAAGCAAACAGGAACCATTGTAGGTCCTTCAATCACATTTGTTCGACCGATATGGTAGCACTTATGGCACAATGGACATACTGCCATTAACCGTACTAGTTTCTGAATACCATTACTTTCATAGCTGAATAATTCGTGACACTCTACTGGATGTTCTGGCCCTACACCGCCACAAATCTCACAAACGTAACACGCCTTTCGATAACAATACCGTCGTAATTTATCCCAAATCTCTTGATCTACATGATTTCTAACATTCTCATAGAAGCTAGTTTTTGGTATAAGATCGATCTTTAATTTAGGATTCTTAAATATGTTGTTTGATTTCATGATTGCGGGACCTCAAACGGAGGTCTTTCTATATATTCACGTAACCAAACCGCAAAAGCCGACGTAATTTCAAAAGCGTCTTTTCTACCTCGTGCTATTTGAATTCCTCTATTTAGATATAGCTGTTGAAGCGTTCTCCGTGCAAACATCTCTTGAGTAGGAGCAAGGAGTGTGAATGTGCGCTCTACAAATTCGTCCATACGTAATAGTTCCGCAGCGAAATCACGACCCCTACCACCCATATCTTCTTCAAATATACGATTGATTTCTTGTAGGTTTATAATATCCGTATGTTCCACCTTAGTTCTGGAGTAGGTATCATAACCCATGATTGGTTTGTCGTACCACATACGGAATAATTCCCCAGCGGCGTGTACATGTTCAGGGCGAACGATTATGCTCTCGCCATCTTCACTGGCGCTAAAACACTGTGCAGCGACTGATACACTTACCTTCGCTACTTTTGTTCTTTGATCGGATGGTTCAACTAATGGCACTGTGGGAGTATAGGTTTCACACATCCATTTAGATAAGGCTATTACAGCTTGTTCTGCTTCAGGAGTGAATGTAATTTGATCTGATTGCCTCGAATATATCCATGCGATTAATTGTTGAGATATATCCCTACCATAAATCGGTACAGTAGGTGGAGTCATATCATTCAAATCATCTACCGAAACATCCTGTTGAGCAACTGCCATAGCGAAATCAAAACGGGCTATATCTTCAGGTTGTGTCACCAAGCGAGGAACTACTTCTATTACGTTATATCCGAGTTGATGTATAAGTTTTCCGACTCCTGGGTTTGCAAGCCAAGTGCATCGTACTCGTGCTCGAAATTGGGCCGACGCAGCCTTAGAGATACGTACTGTACCATCGCTTCTCGTGCTAGAAAGCAACTCAAGGAGTCCAACACGACCGAACTTAGCAGCGGTAAATTCGTCAAAGCAAATTGCTCTATTATCTTGCTGAGGCATAATTCCTGGTATGACATAACGTTCTCCTGACTGAGCAGATTGTTCTACTGCACCTAAAATACCTGCTGGAGTTTGATGTTTACAGTCAACAAACATACCAACTCCGAAATGTTCGGCCATCTTTTTATAAGATTGTGATTTTCCCGTGCGAGTATCTCCAACTACTAATATTTCTAACCAGCCATGATCTACAATATTCCCAAGAAATGTAAAATGTAAAGCAGAGTGCCAGATAGTGCGATAGGCAAGATGAAGATCGAGGCGTTTTCTGATAAGGGTAGTACTATCAATCAAATCCTGAGCTACAGATTTTAATTTCATTATTACTGTTTCGTGACTAGTTGGTTTAAATACACACAAATCCTTATAGATGTCTGGAGTCATAATGAAAGAATCGATACCGACCGACATTGGTCTGGCCACATCTAGCATGGCTACAAGTTGTTGGTTCTGAGGGCGCGGGTAGACAAAACCTTCTACATCATATTGCATATTCTCTTCAAGTTTCCCGGTACGAGAAGGAATAATATAGACTTCATATCTATGACGATCTGTGGCTGTAATTTCACTGTCTAACGGCGCTGAGAGAATGGCTGGCTCGATATCGATAGCGTTTAGAATTTGAATTGTTACGTCCGGGCATTGTTTCGGTATTCCCTGAGCTTCTAACAACGCACGATGTTGTATGTCGTCGTGAACGCCAATTTGTTTTAAAGCATCGCTGGACCGAGGGTCAATATTGAATATGCCGTGACCACGAAAACTATCTCGCATAGGACAAAGAGTGCAATAACCATGCCCACGTGCAGGGCAATTCGCTTCGTAACTAGCAGCAATGGCATACGTTTTTTCAGAACGAGCATTGAGCCTAGCACGATACCCAACCCTATGTCCAATATTGTTACTAGACATAGAATCGCCGTAATTAACAACCACAGGTTCAGTATCATAGGTGTCATTAAGTGTGGGGGCATCTTCTGCACTGTTGAGAATATTAACGATAGAATCACAGACGCCAGCCGTTTGGAACCCAAGACTGTACAAATAATAAATGTAGTCGGAAACGTCTGCATTACCTGGCCGATCTTCCCACTGAGGAAGTGTGCAAATATGTAATGATGCTACGTCTCTGTGTAAGCGCCGAGTGGATTCTTCTATAAAATGTTGACCAGCCGCGTCTGCATCGCCAAGAATATAGATATGTTTATTACGATACCAATTGCCTTCTGGAATTGGTGAACTGGAACCATCGGTTCCTGTAACAGCAGCAAATCCTAATGCCCTAAGTGATAAAGCATCAGGCTCCCCCTCAACCAGCAACAATGTCTGTTCGTTATATCCATCTATGGGGAAAAGGACGTTTGCGTGTAACCCCGTAACGTACCACACCCATTTTGGGCGACCGCCAGGACGATACATTTTACAGTTAATAATTCGTCCCAGCGCATCAAATATTGGGAAAACATAACGGTCGTATTCGGCATCATAACCAATTCTGTATCTGGCAATGACTTCTCTGGTCCAAGGTTTTGTTTCTTGTAGCCTTGTTATAAGTTGCGGATGGGCTTCTAGATAATTTTCCTTCTCCGCAATATAGAGTTCTGTGACAGGATTGACAACGTTGTGTTCAATCATTAGAGCATGTTCTGTCACTCTAAAATTAGGGACTGCCCTGCCACGCTCGTCAAATTCCGTAGCTCTCATGATAGCTACAAACTGAACATAGTTTCCTGAGCGATCACAGTTCATACATCGCCAAAGACCGTTTGTTACATTAAATGCGAATGAAGGATTGTTATCATGTTCGTCTGGAAAAGGGGACCTTGCAGCCCTTTCTCCTCTAGAATTCGGCGCAGCTAGACCAGGTATCCATCTCTCATAAAGTTCTTCCCATCCTATTCGTTCCAGCGTTGTGCGTAATTGAGGATTCATTATGATTGCTTAATAATTCAGAGATGAAAAGAAGTACCCTCAGTGTTACAGAAGTAACACTGAGGGTTTGGTTCTCGGCTTTAGTTCCTTTTCAGAACTCACTTACCGAGAGAGTTAAGAAAGGCCAGGAGTGTCTTTGCCGGGTTCGTATCCGCCAGCAACCTTATTGGTTACTTTTTCGTTCCATTCGTCGTGCTTGATCTTGAAACGAACGATTGAACCGTTAAAGTCTTTCGCGGATGTACCAATGAACTTTGCGCCATCTTCACTCAGAAGTTCACTGGCCCGTGCTATTGACTTGAACTTCCAGATACCGCCTTCTTTGAACGATGCTTGATCGTAAAGTACCGATCCAACATAACTAGTAGGGAATGTAACTTTCAGTTTGAAAGAAAGCATCTTGCCATCACCAGCCTTGTTAGGTTTGATTTCAGCATCTTCAATGGACGCCTCATAATCGAGATTTACATCAAGAAGTCGGCCACCTTCACTGATACCACTCAAATCAAGAGCAGTTAGGTCAAGATCACCATCAGAACTCGTAAGAGACTGGAGTGCAGCATCAATCCCTGTAGCGTCAGGAGTTGGCATGGAAGGAGCCTGTACAACACCTTGTGGTGCTACTGGCTGTACTGGAGGCTGGTAAGCCAATGCCGGAGGTGTAAGTGGCATAGGAGGCGCATACTGTGGAACTGGAGGAGCATACGCAGGAACTCCACCATCGAAGGGAGGTCCTTGTGGTGCTACTGGCTGTATCGGAGGAGCAACGGGAGCAACTGGCGCTGCAGCTACCGGCTGCTGCGCATAGGGAAGAGCGGAAGGGGCTGGTGGTGGTGCCGATGAATTGGCTCCAGCTTGATTAAGTCGAGGCATCTTTTATATTCCTTGTGTCTGTGTGGATCGTTTGATCCCAGCCATCATCTTATCGATGATGTTATCGATGTATGGCGGTTCGTATTTCTCAAGTGCGACAAACCTGTCTTTTCCATGAGTAACCGCGTCACGGTGGCATATAAGCCATCGTTCTGTTTGCCACTGAAGCGAATTGTCTTCCAACTTTACCTGACGCTCTGGCATACAATATCTGGCAATCAAACTGAAATGTCTACCGTATTGTTCTTTGAACGCGCCTTGAAAAGCTGGTTGCCACATAGTTCGCTTAGTGTCGGTGTCCTCCCTAAACGTCTCATGAGCCGTAAAGAGAACATGTTTTCCTGAGTGTCTGAATTGTGTAGTGATATTGTTCATGCTTGTGAGGACAATCCCCCACTCCCGTTGGGAAGGAACTTGTATCTTTCCACGTTCACAGATCTCTCGGAGTATCATTCCTTGCAGTTCTGTTACTGTATCTACAACGATCATGTCAAACTCTGATTTGTGAATGTTCCACCAAGCGATAGCGGTATTGTATTCTGCTATTGTCTGGACAGTCCAAACCTTACAAAGATCACGTCGCAAACCATATTTAACAGCCCATGCATTTGCTGAAACTGCTCCATCGTCAATGTCGATAAGTAAAGTTCTGTATTTCTGACTAGAACCTACAAGAACTGTCTTACCAACTCCGGTGCCACCGTAGATTATTCCTACAACCGAGGTGTCACTTATATTTTCTAGAGAAATTGGCCCATTGGCCATCCACTACCTCCTTGGGTATTGTGGTTTCGAAGGCAGTCTTTGACTGCCAACGCTTTAGTATATGCTACAAAAATCTAGTTGTCAAGCATGGATTTTTGTTTGTATTTACACCGTACATTAACTGTCAACAACGTCTTTTTCTCTAAGCCCTACAGTTAGAGAAATGCCTAATTGGCATACAAAGCAGTAACCCGTAAAGGCGAGAGTCTCCCCAAAATCACGACTATCATTTAAATTCAACCATATTGAATTGTCACACCCAGGACATTGTTCAGATATGGTTGGAAGGGTTAGTCTTTTGGGCATTTTTAATTCAGGCATCAGTTCCACTTTCTGTTGATATTAAAAATACTTGATTTTCGAATGCTCCATTTTTGACACGTTTTGTAGTAGCTGCGGCAGCTATTTCATGAAAACCAAAAGTTGCTTTCATTAAGGCATGTAAAACAGTATACATATCTACCAACTCTTCAATAGTGTGATGCTCAGCGAATTCATTAGTCTCTTCAATCAATTTTGTGATAAGACAATCTACAAACTCTCTTCGCTCCAGAGTACGAGTTCTACAGGTATTGCCATTTTGTTTTATAATATCAGGAATATTATCTCGAACAAGTTTGTTGTGAATTGTTGTTGTTTTAGACATTCTGGGTCTCATATATTGAATCTAGATGTGCCAACACCACCTTTATATCCCATGGATTGATTGTTGATGGCATAGTCTTAGAACATTCATTTGGGTATCTTTTACGGTTCTGGCCCCAACCTGTGAAGTTACCACTTTTACTTTCACGATTCTTCAAAGCAATAGCTTGATGTTCAGTTGGTGAGGCATGAGGGGGGTTGTTTGCCAATAACCCATCATTTAACCCTAAATCCTTTTCATAACTTCGCGAACCATCGTGACCGAGAACTGAGACTCTGGCACATCGGCCAGCAGAGACAGATATGAGAGATTCTAATGAACGCAATTCATATCCCCATTCATCAGTGAGGATTCCGCAGTACATCATAGTCTCAACTTCTTCGTCACTGATATAAGGTAAGTGCCAGTTATGAGTTTCTATTTTCTTTGGAATCGATTCATCATATGCTTCCATTGCAAGAAAAGAAGGTAGTTGTATTTCAGGTTGAGCCAATTCATGACATCGCAGCGTAAAATAATTCTGCCAATCTGTGGCAGTCGCAATTATGGTTTGCCATGCAAATGGCTCTATAAGACGATTTGCAATGGACTTGTGGACGTTCAAATCTTTTGATAGGTAATTTGCAGCAAGCACCATTTGATCTCTGGCGTTTAACCATGCTCTAATTGCTAAACGTTCATCTTCAACACTTAATGGTTCTCCACCCTGCATACCTTTTTTGTTAGTCGCCCACACAAGAGGGATAAAAGGAGTTTCCATTACCTGTTTAATTTTACGTTCAACAGGAATAGCACGACTGGATGCACTGTTCCTACTATTATGAACTACAATACCATTCGCGAAAAAGTTTGGAAATTCTCCGGCAATTTCAAGATCATATGTGTCTTCAACTCCACGATAATTGATTGAATCAACTGTTATGAAGTCAACATAATATTCAAATCCTGTTTGCCAACCTTGAACTTCGTGCTCTTTTCTATGGCAACCTTCACAAAGTAGGGTAACATTGTTTTTGTCGGCTACCAAATCAGGTCGTAAATAACGTGGTTGAATATGATGAATGCGCAGTTGATCAACAGATCCACATTTCTGACAACAACCCATTTCAGCTATAAGTTGAAGCTTGGCTTTTCTGTTCCACATAATATAACTATGTTGTTCTGCTCTTGTAAAACGATGAAGTTTTTCTGTTTCTGGTTTTCCCAATCGTCGCACGGCTATTCTGGTAGTGCCTGGAATAATATTCTCGATTGTAACATAACCAGTATCTGTCCAAATTTTATGATCTTTACTTCCGGCTATTTGGTGTCTTCCGGCCTTTACTTCAAAAATTTCTTTACGACCTGAATAGAAACAATCAACAACAGTTGAATATTGTATTTTGTTTGTATGTTCATTGATCTGTCGGATCGTCATGTCTTTGAGTCGATATTGAATTGGTTGGTTATTAACTCGTGGACGCTCGTAAAACTTCTTAAAATCAGACCCCAACACCAGCCATTGCCGACCATCCAATTCTTTCACGGCTTTTAACAAACCAGATCTACAAGATCCATTTAGTCCAGAATAATTGCTGAACCCAAATATGTTTTTGAGTTCCATTGTAGTATAAACACTATTATCATCCAATAACGACATATCGAGTATTTTATGGTTTTTTGACGGTCTTGGCTGTGCTCCTTCAGTCCATTTACGATAGAAATTCTCGATTGAGATAGGATACTTGGTGGCACTACTTTCACGTTTTTGCGCTCTTGGGCTACTGAATTCTAATATAGAATCTCCAGCGAGACAAAGAGATCTGTGTGTGTTAAATTCACATAATACAATACGAGGTATTACGAATTCAAAGGTAGTGATCCGTGCTCCTGCTGATGATATAGAATCCCTGATTATTTTTGCTGAATACATATACGTACTTTCTTATAAAATTTGGACCGCAACCAAGGATTCGAACCTGGATCAAACCCCAATCTCCTTCACCATACGCGCGTACAGTGAGACCAACTGTGCTTGAACTACGACTACCGGAATCGCACCCCATTAACCATTATGGGTATTACGGTCACATTGTGTTTAAAATTTCAGGCCGTCGTTCCCAAATACTCTATCACCCCGAAAGGAGACAGCCGCTAAAGCAGTATCCAAGCTATATCCCGAAATTTGGTGGAGGCGGGGAGAGTCGAACTCCCGTCTTCAGTACCCATATCTCAATATATCCTACAAGCATAGTTCGTATTTATAATGTTAGATTTTCTACGAACAAACCATCTAACAAGTTTGAATCTATTTTCCTAGCATCCAAGATTCTGAGTGATGCTTAATCAAAGAAACGTAAGGTTTCAATCCCCACTACTTCCGAAGAAGTAGTGCAATCAGACTTAGGCGGCTGCAGCGAAAGCGACAGGGCGAACGGTCTTAAAGGTTGTGTTTGCGTTTGTTTTTAGGTCGGATTCGTATACTGGCCAACGACCATCCAGTGCTTGCTTATTGAGTATCCTGATCTGAATCGATACCTATCGCCCCCGTATCTTTTTACCGTTCTATCAACTTCTTTATACTCTCAATATTTGGACCGGTAAGAGAATAAATATTTTTTGAGCCAGTGCGTTCACAATCGACAAGTTTGGCCTGTTTGAGAATACGCAAGTGACCAGAAACAGCGCCTTGCGCCATATCGAGTGAAGTAGTTATATCATTAACAGACTTTGAATTTTCTGATAATAGAGCTACGATACGAAGCCTTACCGGATGTGCAAGTGCAGAACATATGTCTGCAAGATAATTTATTGTCTGATTGTCCATGTTTATTACCCTATATCTTTTCAAAATCTACATACTGATGAATTTCGTGAGTTGGTTTTGCCCAGGTTGCCGTAAATATTTCTTTGGCCCCAGATTCGAATTGAACTATAGCTTGTGTAAGGTTTCTGGTAACTATTAATTCTGTCACAATTCCATCGCCATAAACACTAACATGAACTCGTAGGCCAACTCGCACCTCCGCAACTTTCAACATAATTTTATCCTAATAAAATATTGGTGCCAAAGACGAGACTTGAACTCGTAAGACCTTTTGGGTCGGAAGGGTTTGAGCCCTCTGTGTTTACATTTCACCACTCTGGCGTTAAATCTTACCCAAAAGAGAAATAGGGTGGAAAAGTTTATAAATCTTGGACCAATTCCTATTTCTCTCCCGGTTCGCTGCAGCAAGGGAGATTTTATTTTTAGGTTACACCCTAATTAACCTATGGTGTCAGCGGTAGGAATCGAACCTACGATTACCTGATTTTGTCAAGATGTCCTATCCAATTAGACTACACTGGCATAAAATGGCTGTCTATTCCAGCCTGTCAACGACCTGTTATCATTATTGCGGCTATATTCGGTCGCTGAACATAACCGCTATTAACTCCATACCGTCTTATAGTTCAACATTTTAAAACCTCATTTGGCGGGCTGTGTTGGTTTCGAACCAACTTCTGCCGGTTTTGGAGACCGGAATGCTAACCCCATGCACCAACTACCCACAATTCTATATTTTTAAATTCCTAAGCTGTTCGATCCAACATTTAACTCTTTCCAATGAAGAGCACTTAGGAAGTTTCCGGGTCATGGCAAAGAGGTTCCCGGTTAGGTGCCTCTTCGCTCTCCGAAATTTTTTCTATGGAACGAAAGGAATCGAACCTTCACTACCTGCATGCTGGGTGTGCTCCCAACTACACTACACCCCATAGAAATTGTTTCCTCTGATATACATACCGGATTGTCTGCGCAGAGGTTTTCACCATGCTTTGTTTTAGTAAAACCGGTCTACAACTAAAACCTGTTCTATCAGAGAAATCCTCAAATCTTACAGGGTGCCGAATTCTTAATCCCAACACCCTGTTCTGTGTTTCGCTGTCACCAGCACACATATCTTCAAATCTGAGGGCTGCCAACCTATTCTCATTCTTTACAACGCTTTTCGCGTGACTCACTATGAGTCGGAAACAGGAACCATTACGGCAGCGCCAGTTCTGTTGCGCTCGATGTCACCGCAGCTCACGAGTCTTACCTGTTCCCACAGACAACATATAGAGCTACTGGTAAGCGCCCAGTCGGCAAACATAAACGCTCACCAGTAGTTATTGCGCTTCATTAGAATGAAGCTAGCTATCTATGTCTTGGAAAAGAGGCTTTTCAAGCATAGACAACATATTTTAGTGTGTTTTGAACAATAACGGAACAACAATCATTATTGCTAAAATTAACACAATCCAACCAAAAGTTCTTAAACCGTATATAAATTCTTCATAACGCCATGCATCACCCCAATTATCATCATCAGCTGGTTCTTCTTCAAACTCACTGACCATCTTGTTTACTCTTTTTAGCGCGCCGATTTATATGCCCAATACTTGTAGCGGCCTTTGCTTCAGCGCTCGTAAAGGAATGAGCTACACCAAGTTTATGAGCAGTTACTCCACCCATAGCTGCTATTTCCTTACGTCGTTCAGGAGACATTGCAGCAAGACCGCGTTTCTTTTTAACTTCTGTTATTTCTATTGCCATTTTTTAATCCTAAAATTTCGAGCAGAGGGCGAATCCCGTCAGAAAAACTCCCTCTGCTTTTGATCTACCAGCACCAACTGGTTTACTTCTAAAACTACCATCGTGTAATCCAGGAAGCTCAGGAATCGAACCTGAAGTGTTAGTCATCAAACCTCGATCAGCGAGCAGAATTGAACTGCCTTATCTTTCTACATGGTGATGTAACGATGCTAGTTACCTCGTCTCGAAGTATTAAGAAGATTTACGTTATCTCTTAACAGTGTCGTCGTCCAGGCTCAATTACTTACTTCTTTAACCATGTATTTCTTTACTGGCTCAGTTTTCCGGTGTTACCCATATCCCCATACTGATTTAATGCACCGACGGGCACCGACTACAACCATCTCTCTTCTCTTATGTATCTATTATACACCTTCTCATCAAGAATTGCAAGTCTTTTTGAACAAATTTGAGAAAAAATGTCAAAAATTATCTTGTACACCACGAATCGAGACCGGGAACGAAAATTCTACTTTCCTTACCACAAACAGAACACACCCAAATATGAAGACCAGGTTCTAACTTTATCATATTGGGAGGGTTGTGTTCTCGACTCTGACATATGTATAGCTCTTTTGGCTTTTCACTTTCTTTCAATGATCTGAATGGCATTTTTATTCCTTTCCTGCGTTCAACATTTCTTCGAGTATGTTTTTATTAACTACATAATTATGAGCTTTGATTGAACAAAGAGTAGTTGTGATATTGTTATAAGATAAGGCCAAACTCTCCATCGCTTGAAGAGCTTCTTTTTTAGCCTTATTAGCTCTGTATCTATATGGTCGTAGAAGATAGTCTAAATATGACTTCTTTTGATAAGAGACGTTCATAAGACGTGACTTCTCTTCGTAGGTGTGATTGTTATATGAGGGATATCTCAGCCATTCCTTATAAGCCGCGTCACATTCTCTTCTGGCGGCAGCTACTTCTTCAATTGTCGGAAGTACATAAGTCATTCATTTTCTCCACTAAATATTTCTCACAAGATCTGCTATTACTGCGACACAGTTCCATACCTTCTATTTCATAGGCTACGTTATCTTCGACACGTACAAGTACAAGCCAGGGCTTGACATATATCTGACAACCTATCCCAGCGAAGCACGACCCACTATTCTTCTTCCATATCTGATATATTCCATTTTCATGACGTTTAAATATCTTACCTGAATAGTCCACTCCTGTTGTGGTTATTACACCATCCCATTCTCGAAAAGGTTGTCTACCTTGCTGACTTGCAAATATTTTATCGTTAAACATTTTTATCCTTATCATTTCCATTCATGGCGTATCCAATAATCCCCAATAGAGTTATGATCATGCGCTACATAAAATGCTTGTTCACATTTACAGTTCAGGCATTGTCTGATAGTTGGTTTACCTACTGCATCGAACTTAATATAGTGCCAAGAGTGTCCAAATATACAGAGCCAACTCATTTTATACTATCCTTATCACGAGCAGTTATGATATCTGTTATCAACTGTTGATGTTGCTTCTTCAACTCTTCAATTTCATGAAAAGTCTTGATTTCGTCTTCAATGATTTTCTTCCAGTCTTTAAATCGTTTGCGATCAAACAGTATGTAATTAACTAAAGCAACCAACAAACCTGATGCGAAACCAATCACAAATGCATTATCCACCGTACACTCCTACCGTATCTGGACTCAATCGAGTCGCCAAGTCTTCATGTGCTGAAAGCGCATCATAGATTTTTTCATCAATAGTATTACGCGCAATTAGATCAATATAATGTACAGGTTGCTCCCTCCCTATTCTGTGACTTCTATCCTGCGACTGAGAGCGCAACAAATAGCGCCAGGAGTTTGAGTGGTAGATATGGAAATCTCCGGTTTGAAGATTAGCCCCAAATGCCATCTTCTGTATCTGCATAGTCATTATTTGTAAACCACTACTACGGTCCAGAAACTGTTTTTTGTATTCATCTCTAGTATCGTCTTTCGTACTCCCAGTAATAGCTACAGTACCTACTATTTCATTGAGTTCGCGCTGAAGTCTGTAAACCTCATGGTTGTATCTACACCAAATTAATACCTTAATACTTGAATCACCACGAAGTCTTTCAATAGCAAAATTGCGTATCCAGTCAATCTTGTAGGAATCAAGTTCTGTAAGTACAGGTTCGGGTTGTGCCATATCTTCCCATATAGGAGCATGACCACCAGCAATTTGATGTAACCGGAGCCATATAATTCCTTCACCGGCCAGACTTAACTCATTCCCCAGCGCAGACTCACCTTCTACCTTTACTCGTTCGTATAACTCACGGACGCTGGGAGGAAGGTCTAATCGTACTACTTCAAATGTCTGAGGCGGCAAACCAAGACATGTGGCTTTTGTAGCCCTATACCACTTAGGGCCGAGACGTGTAATAAGTCCGACAGGATCTATACATCCAACAGGTTTTAAGATAGTTTTATTGCTTAGAATTCGCTGGGGAACCATGTTTGCATAGCGATGTAAAAATTCATCATATGTCTCAGTAATATTCTCTGGGTCCACTATTTTCATCTGAGAATAAAGATTGCCTACGTTCTGGCTCATTGAAGTACCAGTTAGTTCAATCCGAATTCGTGGTGGACGAGCCAGTAAATGTGCAGCACGTGTCACTCTTGCGGACGTATTGAATAGATACCATGATTCATCAAAAGCCACTACTTGAGGATCAAATCGTTCTAAGTATGGCCCCATCTTGGCGACTACTTCATAGTTGACAAAGACGATACCTTCCGTTGCTCGCTCCAACATTTTAATTCTAGTAGCAACAGGCTTGTTGATCGCAAGATTAGTAATATTAAGGTCATAGTTCTGTAATCGACCAATTTCCGCAATCCATTCCCCAGCGAGAGAACGAGGTAGTACCACCAATATGCGCTGTGCATTCCATACTTTGAAGAGAACTAGGGTAGATCTTGTCTTACCCGTACCCTGTTGTGATCCATTGAACTGGGATGTATCGAGAGCAGCTAATGAACAAGATTCAAGTTGGTGAGGGAGAAGGTTCGCACCTAAGTAATCACTCCATTGCTTCACATATTCGACAGTATGAGGATCTCCTTGCATGAGACTGGAACGTACCTGCCTGTAAGCTGGTGTAGCATCATCTGGAATTGCAATAGATTCAGCAGCAAGTAATAATATACGGCTTGGTTTAAATATCACAAATGGCGCATAAAAAGGACCTCCGCTCCGAGAATCCGAAATTTTACGGAGGTCTTTCAGTATCTTTTCATCGCCATGTGCTATCACGACATCAAGGCTTTGGTTGTAGTCTAAGGTATACAAGAGTTCTGTTTCTCAAGTGCCATTTCATAATTCAATATGAGTTTATTTATAACAGGTTTGTTGTACCCAATTGCGCTTACTGTATTCACAACGGCACGTGCCAAATCAAGAGGTGGTGTTAACTCACCGTGTTTTCTGGTCCATTGATTCATTAAGTATCGAATTGCTAAAGTAGATGGATCTACCCCGTAGTCGCTCATTTATCGCTCCGAGATATTTCTGATATCCTGACTCTAAAGCTTCATTCCACTCATGTCTCTGACGTAACAACCTTCTAATCTCAGGAGTGATTCTACGCTCAAGACATTGTTGAATAAGTTTATGTTGAGTATCTTGCATTATTTACTCATGTCGTCTAACGAATCCCGATACATGTTCTCGTAATGATCCGACTCTACCTTGTCATTCAATCTTTCAAGACGATCAATCTCAGCAACAATTAAAGCACCAGCTTTTTCAAGGTCACGAATAGGGTTTGAGAACTTATCGATCCAATCAGGAGACCAACCCTCTGGCCATAAATGATCAATCAAATTCATGTCTTTGGTATGTTTTAATATATAACATACTGCAGCTTGAACCATCTCCCCATTAGTATATTGGTCATCCCGTTTAGAGTCAAAACCTTCTACCTTGATCTGTCTATTACGTTCCGCTTCTATTCTGCGTATACCTGACATATGATTTATCTTTCTCTCGATGCAGGAGTTTTGGCGGAAGGTTGAATCTCATAGAAAAACACATCCGAAATTCTTGGTATATTATCATTCCAAGTCTCAGATGAAATTGTTGCTTCTTCTATGGTTAAAATATCATTTTCAACAATTTCATCTTCTAAATTCAAGTTTAGAGCTACAATCATAAATGTCATATGGGTCCCTCGGCTGGATTCGGACCAGCATTAGCGCCTTCAAAGGGCGTTTTCCTGCCAATTAAAAGACAAGGGATCAATTAAGATCCCTGTTGGACAGTCTTCTTCACTCGCGGAAATGGTTTGCGCTTTGTATATTCAAAGTTTCCAGCAGTTATGTATTGATGAAATTCTTCTGAGGACACAAGATATTCCTTACCAATTTTCTGGCCATGAAGCTTGCCGTCACGAACCAACTTCACAATATGATGACGCGGAACACCAAGTTTCTCAGCTATCTTCTCAACGCTGAGATATTCTTGCTCCCCAATCACAACTGTTTCTTGCTCTGCCATGCTTACTCCTAAATTATTGTAGTACTTTCCTTTATAGTATAGCACAATTTTTCATATTTTGCAATAGTGGTAAAGGAAAGATATTATAATAAGTGTGATTCCAAATCTTTCTTATCTAAGGTCCAATATATTCGGAACCATATTTCTCTACCGCATACCCCTTCGAGTTGTTGAATTATCCATATAGACTGTAACCAAACCGTAACATATCTATCTCCATTATTCGAAGAAAGAATTATTGGTTTCCATGCGAATATACGACGTACTCGTTTATCGCCAATGTTTGTAGGTTTATGGTCCCAGTGCATTATTTATCCAACTCTTCCAGGTATTTACGAACGGCCCTGTAAATTTTTATCATGATTTCTTCAACTCCTTCAAGAATTCAAGCGCACGGTCAATCATCGAAGGTTCGGACCAATTTGACAAACGCTGCTCTAGAAGGGCATTATACATAGGCAACACGAATGGGTTACCAATTATTTCCTTTAATCGCTCAAACAACCCGATCATAGAACCCACAAACAAGATTTGGCCAGCGTCAAGGTGTGCAGATAGTTTTGAACTTCTCTCGTCTCTCAATTCGTTCGAAAGAGTATTCAACTGAATCTTTAAACTCTCATTCTGTGTTCGGTACTGATCGGCTTCAGGCGCAACAGAGAGAAGTTCTAGAAAATCATTTGAAAGACGCTCGACATTAGAGACAGGCTTTCTATCGTCTTTGACTTCAATGACTGAAACTACAGATTCTGTTTCCTCTATTAATTTTTTGTCTATAGAGACCTCCCCAATACATTTTGGTTTTACTATAATATCCCCATCCTTACTCCAGTTTGCGTCCTTAACTGGTTCTTTGTGCCTCAAATAGTCCTGCTCTTCTTTCGATAGTGTAGTCATATCGATACCAACACTGCTAATAATAGCATCTGATGTTTTTGTATTCACAAAGAAATTCCTTGTTCTATCTGTCGTTTTAACCACATCATCCCTCAGCGCTTCTACAAGACCCTTCTTGATAAGACGTGACATAGAAGCAGACACAGAATGAATTGATATATTTACATCATCAGATACTGTTTTATAATCGGCATGAACTTTTGTGTTCGCTGTCTCATTTGCCATACGCCAGACATAAGAAAGTACTAGACGATCAATCTCTACATTTTCAACAGTTCCGTATTTCATTTTTGTTAGACGTTCTAGGGTTTGTAGTTCTGTGACAGTAATACCTAGAGCACAAGCAATTTTCTGCCTCTCTTCGTTGGTTGAAAAACGTTTGGCATGTTCGTAGTCGCTGACATCGTAAAATTTCCAAACACCAATTATCTCAGCTAGTTGTGGTTGAGATATTCCTTTCTCCCAGCGTACATCACCTATTGGAGTATTGGGCTTTCTTTTTGATACTGTCGTTGCTTTTGTGTTCATGTGTGTTTTCCTATAAATTCTAAGATGGATTGTTCAAATTCACTATCTCTCAAACCATCTGGTTTCGGGTCATATCCAGTTTCTAACCATGCGTTTCTTGTTTCTCTTTCCCAATGCCACGGATTGCCAATTGTAACTATTGCAAATTCTTTATTTACAATTATATTAAAACGAACTCCTCTAACATTCCTACACCCCCAACATTCGGTCCTATTATTCACCTTGCATTTAAATAAAGGGTACAGAAGACATTCTCGTATCTCAACATCAGATTGATACATCCCTAATGTTGGAGCTATACGTTCTCGATATCGTAGTATTGCATGTTTGCTCACATACGGTATGGTGAATTGAGATTCAAAACTCATGATGTATTATACCAGATTTTACTACAATTTTGCATAATTTTATGATATCCCTCTCAAAATTTTTTGAAAAAATTTCAGGATTTGACAAGTTTTCAAATCAGACCTAGATATCTGTCAATTGCTTGTCTAACTTTGATTAAATCATCTTCCGTGAGCGTTCCAATCCTTACAGTATGTCGTAAAGGGTGTGTGGGTGTGGGAATATCAGGGAATACCAGTTCATCCATTTTTATTCTGAAAACTTCATCCTCGGCGTTTTCAGACTCCATCGATAAGGTAAAGAATGGTGAGAGCGATTCTGTTACCCACACCTTTTTTATTTTATTCATTTATTGCTATCCTTGTATCCGGCAAATTTTCAAATCTGGTTTGGTTCTCTCAAAACTTCAGTCACTCGCTTCTTACCGCCAGCGAACCTACAAGCCTTGTCTATCTCACCGTTTCTGCAAAACCAGTCTTTGTCACTTTCAAAATATATCTTGTTCATGCAACGAGTAACATTAATTCCACCAACACCGTAAAAGCGGCCAAGTATGTGACTGGCATTCCATTGATTTTTGAATTCATAGACTGCTTTATATGTGATTGGTTGTTCCACTTCTTCAGAGGGCTTCTGTTGCCTCTCAGACGCATTCATAAGAGACTTAAACCATAACTCGTATTCAGATCGTTTAACTTGGATGTGTGTCATTTAAAGACCTCTTTGTATCTTCAACTCTTCGTAATTGATAATTGTTTCTGTCTGACGTTCTGTTGCAGTCACTAACGCAAGAGTTGCAAAAACTTGCGCACGAGCATGATGGTACACTGCCATTTGTAAATCCACACGACATTCAGGGCTCCCGGTTGCTTCATCGTTGGCGGACTGCAATTCCGCCTCGGCCCATGCTTCATACTTCTCGACTATTGATTTCATTTAAATTCACTCCTATTTTCCTTCAAGCAACTGTTCGATATCAATCAATATGTCTTCGGCAGCTTCTTGTTTTCTAATATAACTATAATCATTTTTTGACATACGATCTTCAGTTATTTGACTAATCATCGATCCATAGTTCTTAACCATCTGAATTATCTCTTTGGTAGAGTGCTTCATTTGTTTAACCCTAAATCCGTTTAAAAATGCCCAACCAGCTTGAGTAAGTACTGTAAAATCATCCACATCATTCAGATATGGAACAAACGCTGGTATGGCAGTATGTAGATTTTCTTCGATAATTATATCTTGTTCTTCCAACGTCAATTCTGATAGTTTCATTTAAAAGCCTCCAAACAAATAGCGTAAACAAGGGGTTCTATTCGTACCATGGCATTGCCCGCCACATTCAAAATTTTAATGTTATAGCGTTCTAACCACAATTTCAAGCATTTTTAAATTCCCTCCATCCATCAGGATAAACCTCAACATCTCCCATTTCACTATCTACAAAATAGAAGCTGTCACCACGACGAACAACCGGGTATATCTGGGCATTTAATTGTCCATCCAACACCAATACAACTACCTTTACATTTTGTGGACATGTCTCGTATGGTCGTCGCCAATCGTTTTCTACCATTTAGATAACCCCACTCTCTTATATCGTATTCTTCGTGTTGTTGGATCAGCTTTGCGTAATTCCTTGAGTGCCAGCGCAAATTCTCTTAGTGTCTTTTGTTCTTACCATATTACAAACCTACTTTTCATTTTTCTTTCCTACCACATATTCACATGGGTCGTTGTGTGGATCTAAATGCCAAACCATATGCCAATGAAAATCAGAGCCAAAATATTGTTTAGTATCTTGGGAACAATACGGGCATATTCTTCGTCGAGTCGGAGCTTGACGCCCTTCAGACTCCCACCCTTCTTGTTCCATACGAAGGTCTGAAACAAAGATTGTTTGTAACAAAACAGAACGTCCTCGTTCAGAACGCGCAAAATCATCAAGACGATGGGTTATCTCCCAACAGGGAGTGCATAGTTTTGTCCCTAACATATTCGTTGGTGTACCACATACTTTACAAGGAATCATTTTGTACCTATCCTTTATAGATTTCACTATCTAGCTTTTGTTTGGCCAGCGCTGACGATTCCCTTACTATTTCTTCGCCCTTGTAAATACGAAAACCGACAATAAATGTATCGTTTTTATTAACCATATTTTGCGCTTTATGTTGGGCACTCAATATCGTACCTTTGAATTTTTGTTTCGGGAAACTTTTATGCAACCCGACAAGTTCTATTTCAAATTCCCCATCTGTTTCATTTCCACACTGTGGACATAGAGTCATTATTCTTTCCTCACTACATACATTATACCATAATTTTGCATAAAATACAACTATTTAACACAAGTATTTCCTGGTGTCCATGTATCTTTCTTTATATCTTTGTGTTCCTCTACCCAGGCGCTGAGGTATGTTTGTACTGATTTGTACCAGGCATATTGACTGTTGATGTTTAGATTCATTCCTTTATACTTATCGTCTGCTTGACCCATATATTCATGTATTTCACCGGTTAAATTAACAAGTGGAAGATACAACCACCAAGGAGTAAGGACTAACGAATACTTGTCTGCTACACATAGTTTTGAATACTGAGCGTTGTCCTTCTTCGCATAAAAGCGTGAGTGGTAAAGGGTGAAATAATACCACTCACTACAGACTGAACATCCTTTGTCCTGACATTCATCACACGGTAAGCCCCAAACAATATCGAAATAGCGCATGATCTTAGCGCCTAACTCGACATGTTTTTCTCCTTCGGGACCATCCATGTTTTTGCATGAAAAATACCCAATATCGTGTACGAAGAAGACTACCCATAGACGTATGTCTTTAGGGAAACCATAAAGCTTCCACCAAGCGAAAAATACGAATACAGGGTGAATCCAGAAGGTGTGAGCGCCAAAAACAAGTGACCTCAAACCAATCGGCCATTTCTTAATATCTTTAAATATCATATAGATAAGATGGGTGGTTATAAAACCCACAAGAACAAACATTATCAAAACATATTCAAATAGTGTCATTATTCTTTATCCATTCTTCTACTTTTGAAATCGCTTCTTCGAAAGGCCATACAACATATTCCCCAACAAACTCTCCATTTCTATCCATGTAAATTCTAGGTTTATCTATAATTACATAGTAAAGTGGCTGACATTCATGTTTTTCAACGATCAAAGAACGACCATAATATTTACCTTTTTGTATCTTACCAAAATTGAATGTTGTTGCTTTCTCTAAGAAAGTACGACCGATTAGAAGATCCTCCAAGGCGTCTCCAATTCGCCATGTGACATCCACACCATCGTTCCAACACTGGAAAGATTCTTTAACTTCTTCTACTGTTAAATTAAACATTAATTTCTTTTACCACCTGCTTTATTATCTTGCGTGTTCGTTTAAGACACTCCCCAAAATCGCCTCTAACGGCCTTTTCGTAGTCATCAATCGCTTTTATACGTTCTGGAGTATCTGCCTGTTCTGGGTCTGTCAGTGAGATTACGAGAGCAGTTTCTGCTTCTTCAATGGTCATTTTGTAATCCTCTCCATGCTTGCAAAGCACCCCTAACACCAACGTAAACTTCACGCAAGGTATTGTCGCTTGGTTCTTTATCGAAATCATAATCCTGTAAATCACGCAATATTTCAAATCCATTTAATGCCTTACAGACTTCTTCAGCTAATTCTAATCGTGTAAGGGGTTTTGGTTGCTGGGCGATTTCTAGATTTTTAACAGCCTGCTTGTAATTATCACTTAAAGGCCCAGAACCATCAAGATTCTGATGTGTTGTAAAGTAATTAGCAAAGGCAGTTGCAGCTTTACTAACTTCTAATTTTAATGTTTCAATATCCACCGGAGGCTGTAAACTTGCACAATATTTACTTATCGCTATAGCAAGTTCTTTATAGGGGAACCATTCTCCATCCACTTCTTGAGTTTGTACTTTTACAGCTTTTACAACACTTAGTAATCTTAAAACTTCTTGGGCTTCGGGAGATATTCGTTCGGTGAATAAAGGGTCATATACGGCATTAATACCATCTATATATGATTCTGCGAATCCATTCAAGAACTCACCACCATCGCTACATTTTGACAAAACATCATACCGTTTGACAAGCAAATCTATTTGCCACTTTGGTAAATCATAGAATTTCATATATGGCCTCTTTCCATTTAAAAAGTGAATCTCTTACCAATAGCCAATTTTCTTTGTTGAGTTTGGTTTGTTCGATATATTCCGACAATGTATTGCAAACCTTCTCCGCTAACTCCGCTCGTGTTGGAGGTTTAGGTGTTTTAGCTACCGTGAGGGCTTGTCTTGCTTGTCTATAATCATCCTTTAGTCTCTCAAGAGTTGATCGTACACCATTATCATCAAGAAGGCAAATATTATTACATTTCTCTACAGGATAAGCATGGAGAGCTTTGAGACAGCGAACACCACGAACAAAATATTCTTGTAATGAATCTAGGGTTGTGTTTACATCTCTGAAAGAACAAAACTCTTTTTCTACTAATTTGCATTCTTCTTTTGTTAAATCTTTAACTTTCATATATTTCTCCCGTTAATCTGTATCCATTCAGTCCAACCGTCGTTATCTTCTCTATCAATATCCCTTGATCGACGTAATATCATAAGTTGCCAGTCGTTACTTCCAAATATAAGACCCGGCATTACTTCAGAGAGTAAGTGTAGTTTGAAGTTTGAGGCATTCTCATAAACCACACTCTCAATTTGTTCATCGTCTCGCACCACTTCATAGTAATAATCGTATTGAGGACCATTGCCACTAATTAGATCAACTAGAGGGATTGTTTGCGTCATAACTTTTCTTCCATTTATCCAGTGCGACAATTATCGGAGCATTTTTATGTCGATACTCTTCTACAAGCTTACATACCTCTCGTGCTAATTCAAGTTCGGTGGGTGGCACCAAACTAGCATTGTATTCATTAACAGCATTTTTTAATTCAAATAAACTAACAGGACTGTAAGGATGTTCTTTGTATCTTTCAATATAATCAAGCGCATGATAAAAAACAGCAACTGCTTCGGGAGTTATGCACTTTTTAAGATTATCTATTTCCTCATGAGCAGTTTTAAGATCTTCAAATGCTTCTGAATTTGCTTTGGTAAGAAGGTGTTTGTCTTTAAGAGCCGAATTTATATTTTCAATTGTAAAGTTGTACATTATATCTCCCCAAACATTTTGAACATATGGGTCAGTTCATACAGACCCATTTCATGCTTTTCATCTATGAATACTGTAATATAGTATTCTCTCAAAGCTTTCCAGAGAACTGCATCATCTTTATCGGACGCTAGAAACCTATCATAAATCTCTATAGATGCAAGCGCAGAATGATCGCAGTAGCCTTTTTGATCTGGAAGGAGACCACATTCATATTCCAACTGCCCTTCATAAATTGGAGTGTATGAATGATATCCAAGAGAAAGACCAAAACCATTTTTAATGTGTCTGGAATATCATTCGGATCAACACTGAGTGGATACCTATTATCCATATAGGAATAAGATACACCTCCCAGCGGACCTATAAGGGTGAGCCAGTGAATATTTGGGCTTGTAAGAGCGCTTGTATCTGAACCTGGCTCTATCCAAACATCCCTAACAAGGTTAAACTCAGCTTCTTTTGTTAATTGTTCTAACATTATTTCTTTGCCTCTTCTTTGTTTGGGAACAAATTGTGTTTAATTACATTCAATATCCATACAACGAACCAAAATATTCCAACGAACTGCCAGAAGGGGATATATGGAAAGTGTAGATATTTAACAATATCATGAATGTACAAGTACCACATGAAGTATTGAAATAGGCCCCCAATTATCAACAAGGCACAAATGCCGGTTACAACGATTAATGCTACAATTATATTCGTAAATATATCATCGTCTAATTTTTGTAATTTCATTTATTTATACTCCGTATGTCTTCGTAAATATACACGCGCTGTTTCCGCCAGCTTCATTTGTTCAGCGTGATTGCCACTCATAACTGCGTCTCCGATACGTTTTAGAATTACATTCAACTCAGCGCGTCGGATTTTAGAGAGTTGAGATGTACGAACTTGTATTTCATGAGATGTCATGATTTATTATAGCATAAAATAACATAAAATACAATAGTTTTTATCTTTTACTACTACCTTTATGGCTGTTGTGTTTTGATCCATATCTCAACACATACCAGTTACATCGTACAATGCCCTCACGACGACCTGTGAACTCAGTGAATGAGCGACTGGGTAAGTCAAACCGCGAACTGTATCTTCGTGCAGAACGATCTGCAATAATCGCTTTGAATTTTTTACCTTTATATTCTAAAATAATAGTAGTGCCAAAAGGGAGATCGTACCTGCCAGCTATTCTATGACCACCATAATGAGAACCATCGGCATTTTTGGTGCCGCCATTATAATGAGACACTATGGCAATATTACACATATAAAACCTGAAATCCTATATGTGAACCATCTTGGCCAACTAAAAATTGAATATAAAACTTTACTTGTATATCTCGTGCTATTCCACCAAGAGCGTTTATAATGTCAGCATCAAATTGTGTTAATTTATCTGTATATTGATCTTGTGGTTCGTCTAGTTGCTCTTCTATTCTCATTTTAATAACCTTTCTATCGCCTCTTCCGTGCAGCCTTCTAGGTAGTTAACTGTCTTAGACATGATTTTGCTCTTGATTCGTGTGTTTTGGTTGAAATAAAAGTAAATCCACTATCATAAAATACCCGTCCTGGAAACAGGTTTGATATGAAAGACCATGCACGTTCTTTGGAACCATCACCGTTGAAATAGTGACGATCCAGACCTACCAAAAGAAAGTAGTTCAGTGGTGAATCGATAGTTGTTGAGTATTCTTCCAAACTCACAGTTCTACCATCATTTAATTTATCCTTAAATATTTTTTTCATAACACTATCACCTTTTCGCCTATAGTCGAGGAATGATCAAAAGATCTATTATCCAATCTTTCTTTAGATTCTCGTTTGTTGTTAATGTGCATATATTCAATTCTAGGATTTGAAGGAGTATGGCAACTAAAACAAGTACCTACTTTAATTTCCAAATCTCCCTCAGCGTCAATCAAGTCTTGAATTTTCTGAATATACTCAGATGTTTTCATATTATCTTTCTCCTAGTGCGATATAAATTGCCTCTACTTGACCAGGTTCACCAGCAATGAATGCGTAAGAGACATCGTAAGGTCGTTCTTTGGCTATTACCTGCACATTGGCGTCCAACTCACCAAAAGCTAATAGTTCTAAAACAAGGTCGTAAACAGTTCCAGGTTTGGAAGGTATGTGTGCAAATTCTATATTTGTTAGTGCACCTAACCGTATGTTGTCGATACGATGCAGTAGTTCGTAAAGATACGAACGAGCTTGAAGCAAATCATTCGCGTTCAGTTGTTTCATTTCTTCATCCTCTCTGCCCAGTTGTCAGAGATAATTTCTATTATTCTTGCAAGAATATACATCCACCACAAAGGAACTACAAGGCCAGGGAAGACACCAAACAATCCTGTATCAGGACCGTAATTAAGATATTCTGACTCGTTCGCTTTAACCCATGCCAATGTATATATTCCAGCTAGAATATATAGTATTATCAATATGAAGATAATCATTTCTTTCCCTTCTTCATACACCCACATGGATTGTATCGAACACATCGACAATTTGAACAACGAGCGAGAGACTGTTGAGTTAGTGAATAGTTAGTGCGCATATTCTTCAAGCCAACATTCTGTTGCTGTTGTTGTGAACGATCTGAAGATATAAAAGACTTAACTTGCGCAATCATTCCATCTGAGATTTCAAACATTTTATTTTTTCTTGTTATTCTGACGTACATCCGTACATCTTCCAATATCAAAATTCTTTAAAGGTATCGTTAACTATCCATGTGAACGATACCAGACAACAAAACTGGCAACTAGACCGGCGAGAATTACTGCACAGATTTTGTCCAGACGTGCTTCACGATCACGGCGGATTGTTTCAGAATCAATTAATCGCAATATTGGTTTGTGTATTGACTTTTTCATTTCTTGTTTCCTTTAAACTGATTTCGTTTTTGACAAGAGCTTCCTTTACCTACCCTACTCGCGCTGTGTGATTTTGTCTAATTTGAGAGCTTAACATTCCTTGTGTGTCTCTGGCTCCTTGTCGATATCCAATATCATATGCTCTAAATATAATTTTTTTGACATCCAAGGGTTCGATGTCGTTCAAAAAATTGTTAAGCTCTTCAACTGTTTCGCTATATGTTAGTGTTGGTATATTTCCTCAAAGTCGATTTATGACTGGTACAGAATTCCCTTGTGTGAACATTAAAACTTTACCGTCAACAAAACACATAGCTGTATGTTAGAAATATTTATCCCGCTTAAATCAATTGCCATTGTTTTACTTTCTTCGGTTTTTAGACAGATCCGAAAACTGATACTGAATATTAAGCTGCGATCATAGCCTCAACTAATTTTACACAGATTTCATTGATTGTATCCGCCGACCGTGCCAACCGTGCCGACTCTGCCGACCGTGCCGACTCTGCCGACCATGCCGCCAACCGTGCCGACTCTGCCGACCGTGCCGACTCTGCCGACCATGCCGCCAACCGTGCCGACTCTGCCGACCGTGCCGACTCTGCCGACACTGCCGCCAACCGTGCCGACTCTGCCGACCGTGCCGACACTGCCGACCCAGC